ACTTTTACCCTTCCATTTTGCACGGCACGTATGGCATAATTCGCCTCGCTTCGGGAGGTTAGCTCAGGGGTAGAGCACTGCATTCACACTGCAGGGGTCGCAAGTTCGAAACTTGCACTTCCCACCAGAATACGTATCAAAATCAGGTACTTAAAGAAATCCAGCCACTGTCCGGCTGGATTTTTTTTGCCCTGTGTAATTAGCCTGTGTAAATTATTTTTGAGCTACGGCTGGGGTTATAAGGGCCGACAACTTGCCCAGCGCGTCGCGTTGCGCGTCCACCTGCAGGTGAGCGTAGCGTTGCGTAGTTTGTACGTTGCTGTGGCCGAGGATCTTGCTGATCGTGTATAGGTCCACCCCAAGGCCCAGCATAATGCTGGCGCAAGAGTGGCGCAGGTCGTGAAAATTGACGTGTTCCTTGCCTGCCTTCACCCGGGCGCGGCGCCAAGCCGACTTTGCGCCGTCGACGGTGAGTTCGAGGGGGAAGTATTCCAGCCACGGACGCAGCGCCGGGATGATCGGGATTACGCGCATTCGATTGGTCTTGGTGTGACTGGCGGGCAGCGTTATCGTGTCAACGCCGATATGCTCGGCCCGAATCTTGAACAACTCACCCCTGCGGGCGCCGGTCAGCAGAGCGGCCCAAATCGCGGCCTGCGCCGGCTTGGTGCAGTGCTGTGCAATTTCGCTCACTTCCTTTATTGTCAAAAATACCTCTCGTTGGTTGTTGACCGATACCGCCTCGATGCGCAGCCCGTGGTTTTCTTGCGTCAGGCGCCGCTTCCACGCGAGAGTCAGCCCCTTCTTAGCGCAGGCAAGCGATCGGTTGATCGTTGCCGCCGCATACGCCGGCTTCTGACCTCCTGTTTTGGGGTCGTCGATAAGCTTCCTCATATCACGAATCACGTGGTCAGCAAACTCCTGCGCCTGGCTAGCGCGGTACTTTTTAGCCCACGGTATCAGGCGCATCGCGTGGTGTTTAGAAGTGCTTGCGCTGCGCAACGTCTCGGAGTGCTGCATGTAGATCTCGAGGATTTGCAGCATCGGCGGATCGCCGGGGATGGCGACCTTCTTTTCCTTCGGTGCCCGCGCCACCGCCGCGCGAAGCTCAGCCTCGACTAGCTTGGCATCACTCGTAGTTGCACCTTCCGGCAAGATTCGGTGAACTCTTTTCCCGGCGACCATGATCCCGACGTGTTTGCGGCCGTTTTTGTCGTCCCAGATGGACATGTATTGTTTTCCTTTAACCAATTTTTGCATTCTGCCAGGTCGTAGCGTTTGGAGCGCGCTCCCACTGGCGTGTACGGCATTCCCTGCTGTTCGAGCCGCCGGATTGTTGATTCGCTCACGCCAAGCGCGGTGCAAATCTGTTGCCGGTTCAACTCGCCCAGCGGGTTCTTGTTTTTGCTTGCCACCAGTTCGGCAATGCGGGCCAGTTCGCTTTCGTCGAATTTCACGGGTGGGTCCCCTGGTCGGTTGCGACCGCCTGCCGGTCATCAGCGTTAATGGCGGCGTCGCGCAGCTCGCGCACCGCGTTGGCGCATTGCAAGCACGCCGTGCGGTACGGGCCGTTGGTGCCATCGGCCTGTTGGTCGCACGCCTGGGCGGCCTGCTCCAGAGCCAATGGCGTGAATTTGGCGTCGCCCGCAACGGCCAGCTGAGTGCGAGTATCGCGAACGCCAGCCGCGTACGTCCGATTCAGGTGTTTAATAATGCGGCGCGCCACGTTCCCGCGCTTGTTCTCCGGCAGGTGCGCCCACTCGCGAATCAGGTCGAAGATGTCGCCAGCTTGGCCGTGGATCGCAAGTGGCGTATGCTGCTGCACCGAATGCGGAGTAAATCCATCGAATTCGGGGTAATTAGATTCCTCCGCAACCGGGAATGTCCGCGCCAGCTGCTCGCCGCTCACCAGCGGGATGGCGGCTATGCCGACGCCGGTAGCCTGGCGCGCGAGGGCGATCAGCTCGAGCACAGCGGCCGGGTTGGCGGCGGCGATGTAGATCGAATCGCTTTCGCACGGTGCATCATCGTCGGTAATCAGCGGCTTCTTGTTGTCGGCGTAGACGTGGCATCCGTCGGACGGATAGGCGCTGTCGTCGCTTTCAACAAAAAGAAAATGCCATGGGCCCGGCGTCGCCGCGCGCGCCAGCGCTTCAAGTTTATCGAGGTCAATCATTGGGGTTGCTCCAATATCGTAATGTCACATGGCCGCACCGGTGTCGGACTGCCCTTGAGGTAGACCACCATTTCCGCATCGCCGCTGTGGTGGCAGAAGCCGGCGATGAACTTTTTCAATCCGTTGTGGATCACCGGCAGCGCACGCTGCATTGCGCGGTGGATGCGCAGGTCGTGCTGGTCGGCCTGGTCCTGCTCGGTGGCCGCCGTCAGCGGGTCGCGCGCGCTCACTTCGACATCCAGTCGCAGAGCAGGGCGGCCAGGCACAACCCGTACAGCTTGAGTGCGCCGATGCAGGCCACGCGTCGGAAGGTGCGGGGCGTCACGACTTCACCTTCATCACGCGGCCGCCGCGCCATCGCCAGCCCGGCGCGATCTGGTTGAGGCGCCACATGCTCATGCGTTGTGCCGTGGACATACGTGGCCACGGCTTACCGCCACCGTCGCCCCACTCAGGGCCATCCCAGTAGTCGGGTGGAAGGCGCGCATGGTCGTAATGCTGAATCCAGCCGGTACGCGCATCATGCCCATCCCATTCGTCAAAACTGAGGTAGTGATGCTCTGGAATGCTGCCAATCCGCTGCCACAGGTTGTAACGCGCAGGGTTGGCGCGGCGCAGCCACTTAATGCGCGGATACTTCATCGGGATGTCGATCACACCAGGTTCTTCACTCGCGACGTATTCGGTGCTGTCGCCATGGCTGCGCAGCAGCTCCACCGCGCGCTTCGCCTGCTTCTTGTAAATGCGCGGGTTCATGGCATGCTCGGGAAGCCATCGTGCTGCACGCCGTCGAGCATGCGGCCGGCGGCGCGCTTGCCGGCGCGGTACACGGATGGCTCGTCATCGCGATGGAACTCGCTATTCCCAGCGATGGTTTGATACTGCCATTCGCCATTTAGCGAGAGATCGGCGACTTCTACCGTCCGCATGTCCAGCGTGTTCTCGGCGCATTCGCCAGGTGTCCACTCGCCCCATTGCTTGAACAGGAACGGCACGGCGGCGGCCGCGCACTGGTCGCGCAAGTCACGCACCCAGTCCGGATGCATCGGGCGCGCGCCCGGGCCGGACTCGCCGCCCGCGATCACCCAATCAACGGATTGGCCGACAGGCAGGTGCGCGTCGTGCAGGAACAGGCTGAGATCGAGTTCGCCCAGCAGCGGCTCGATGCTCAGGAACCGGTGCGCGGCAGGCACGGCCAGCAATTTCGGTATGTCGCGGTCGGCCTCGACCTGGTCGACGACCGTGGCGCCAAGCCAAACGTTAGGAAAGGTGTTATCGCGCCAATTCCAACGGCCGTGGTTGATCGCCAGCAACGCCTGATCCAGCATCGCAGCCGCATTGCCGATACGCTTGGTCAGCAGCAGCCAATCCAGCGCCGGGGTTTGCTCGATCAGGCGCATCAGATCGAAGCGCCACTGCGGATCTACAGCGTTGTCGAAGACGTCGGCCAGGCTGGCGCAGAACACGCGCTGGCGCCGGCCGTGCGCCGCCATGAAGTCAGCTGCAGCAGCGTTCCACGCCAGCGGCTTGCGCCAGTTGGCAGCGCTGGTGCGTCGGCGCGGCGCGCCCGGCCCCCAGTTGACGGCCGTGCCCCCAGCGAAGCGCGCGTTGCGCGTCTCGGCGTAGCAGTGGTCGCAGCCTGGGCCGACCTTGGTGCAACCTTCCCACGGATTAAACGTGTGGTCTGCCCATTCGATTTTCGTGTTCTCGCTCACTCTTTCACCTCGATCAATTCTTTCCGGATGCTGACCTCGTTTTCGAAGTCGATGCGCTCCACGCTCACCAGCCGGATGCCGCTCGATCCGTTCAGCAACGGCCAGCCTTCAACGCCGCGTACAGCGAACTCGTACACGGCGCCGATGCCACTGGAGATTTCCTCTGCCAGCGCGCGCCGGCACAGCATGTTGAGCACCGCGATCACGACATCGTCGTCAGCCTCAGCAAGCCGGTCGTCGGCACCGCCCCAGAACTCATTGATCATCGTGCACAGGGCGACTGTCTCGTCGCTTTCTGGCGCGCGCACATCGACCACGACATCGCTGCAGGTGTCGTCAAAGGTAAGGGTGTATCGGATCCACGCGCTCATGCTGCCGCTCCCTGCGCCAGCACTTCGCGGTGGTCGCCGACCATTGGCCCGACTACCGAACCCTCCATCGCCTCAAGCAACCGCGCCGCGCGGTTGTAGCCTACGCGCAGGTGTCGCTGCACCAGCGAAATCGACGCCCGCTGGTTGGTGCGCACCACCGCCACGGCCTGGTCGTACAGCGGATCGGTGGCGCTGCCGTCGCCAGCGGGTATGTCGGCGCCCAGGCTCTTCACCACGCGCTGCTCGCGCACAGGCTCGTCTCCGGCTGCTGGCCGCAGGCTTGGCTCCAGGATTTCGACCGCCGCCACCAGGTAAAGCTGCCCGGCTTGCGATCCCGCCGGCAGGGCCTTGGCCAGGGCAATGGCGCATGTAATCGCGCACTCGCCGGTGACCGACATCTTCTCGTGCAGGCTCGCGATGGCCGGCTCAATGGTTTCCTGATAAAGCTCGGCCAGCCCGTCACGATAGTGACTGCGGACCTTGTACAGATCAGCGCTCAGGCGCACGGCGCGCTCGATCTTCGGCTGCACGCCCGGCGCTGCGCGCTTCTCCACGCCGGGCGAATCCACCGTTGCCTCGCCGCCCAGCGCATCGACCACGTCCGCCAGCATCTTCGCCAGCTCGCCGGTCATCAGCATGAAGTCGCCGTCGAAGCGCTCGTCATCGTTGCGGCTGGTGCCGCGCGTTTCTTCAGTCAGCACGTCGAGCGGCTTGATCGATTTGATGGCCAGCGTCTCGTCCAGCACGAAGCTGATCTTGCTGTCCCAGGTCATGGCCAGGCGCGTGCACTGCTTGCCCGCCTCGATGTGGCGGCGGACCTCGCCCGGCTCCAGTGTGTGGCGTTTGTAAGCCACCTGGGCTTTGCTCTCGCCGGTGGCGCGCAGCGTGGCGTCCATGTCCACGGTGAAGCCGGCCGGCGCCTCGTCGGTTTGCAGCCATTCGGTCATCACGCCCACCGGCGAGCGCTGCACGCGCAGGCTTTCCAGCGGCAGCTTGTCCACGGCCTTGAGCAGCAACTTGATCACCTCGTCGGCCTTCGACGGGCTGGCCGCGTCCACCACCAGCCATCCGTTCACCGGATCGATCCAAGTCCAGATGTTCGACTCGATGCTGAAAGCGCGCGGCAGCAGCTCGTCCGCTACGCGTTCCTTCAATTCTTTCATCGCCTTCTTTCCCGGCGCGAAGCCTTGCGCTTCTTCCATTTCGGCGGAACGCGCCTTCGTCACCTGGTTGATTACGGTGGCTGGCAGCAGCTTCTTCTCGCCGCGCAGGCGGATCAGCATTTGCTTGTTCACGGCATGCACGAGGCCGCCGTCCTTGCGAGGTGCGTCCCAGCCCTGGCGGACCAGCTCATTGCTGCTGGCCGGCGTGAATGCGTGCGGCTCCAGCGCGGCGGCCAGCGTCTCGGCGGTCATGGGCCAATTGCGCGGGAGGCGGTAGATCTGAAGGTTTTTGAACATGGTGATCCTATTCTGAAAATACGACGCCGCGCGCGGTGCCGAAGGCATACAAAAATTCAATAAACTGCGCCGCTTCCTTCACGTAGAACTCGGCGGTCTGGATGCCGAGCTGTACGGTGCGGCGCCCGTCGAAACTCACGGTGACGCGGCCGTCGTGATGCAGCGGCGTGCAGGCCAGGCGCATCTCTTCGGCAAATTCGTCCACCAGCAGGCGCTTCATGTCGTCCGCGTCCCACTTGCGGCCGATGTGATCGATCTGTTTCGCGATTTCGCCGATCATCGCGTGATACTTTTCTTCTTGGGCGCGCTTCTTGCGCGGCTCGGAGAAGACGACCATCCAGCCATCCGGGGCCGAACCAGCGAAAGCAGCGGCGCGGCGCCGGGCCTCGGCGTGGACAAGGAAAAACGTCTGGCGAGTCAAGGCGGTGCTCCCGCTGCGCGGCGCGCGTTCATGCTGCGGTCGCCTCGAGTGGTGCCACGCGCTCCAGCAGGTCGCAGCCACTGATGCCTTCGAGCCAGATCACGGCGCTGTGGCCGCTGAGCACTTGAGCTTCACTGGTGGTGATGGTCTCGCGGACCTCGCCATTGTCCAGCAGCACGGTGACGGCGGCGCCGACCTCGTGCGCTGCGTTGAACTTGTCGCAGGCCGCCTGTAACTGCGCGGCCGATGGTGGCCGGCGGCTCACGCTGCAACTCCTGGCGCCGCCGTCTCGGCCGCGACCGGCGCCGCCGGCACACCCATGTTCTGGTACGGGTGCTTGTCCTTATGCGGCTGGATGTGCGCGATGAAGTGCTTGCCCACGGACTCGGCGCCGGCGAAGGCGGTGAATTCCTGCGCCGTGAAGTTGGCGTAGTGGTACACGTTGCCGGGCGCGCCCTTGGCGAAGAACTGGATGGCCAGGGTCTGGCTGGCGGCGTCGTGGCCGATGGCGTGCAGCTTGCTGGACTTGACCGGGGTGAGCGGGATGCTGTTTGCGTTCATGGTTGGCTCCTGGTGGTGAACGGGTTAAACGGAATACTTGGCTTGGACGGTGGCGATGTGGCGGCTCAGCGCAGCGCACATGCGCGGGAAATCTGCTTCGTGATACAGCTTGGCGGCGCGGTCGGTGGCCACCGGCGCGAAGCCCAGCGAGCTCAGGAAGTCGGCCGTGAGGGAAATACCGAGGCGCTCGCCGATCTGGCCCAGGCGCAGTGCCGGCGCAGTGGTTGCGTCGCTGGCGCTCGCGGCGCTGCCGGTCGAGAACAGGTCATCGGCGACGGCGGTGCCGGTCTGCGCGTTCGCCAGGTCTGTGAGCTGGCCCTGGTCGGCCAGCGCGGCGGCCTTCTCCTGCGCCAGGCTCTGGTGGGCGGCGGCGAGGGCGCTTCCGCGGGTGTGGTGCTCCTGCTGGGCGACGCGGTCGGCTTCGGCTCGGGCTGTGCGCTGGGCGGCGACGGCGGCAGCCTGCTGCTCCATCTGCGCCTTGGTCGCGGCGGCTACGCGGTCGCGCTCAGCCTGGTCGGCGGCCGCTTGGCGCTCGGCGTCGGCCGCAGCCCTGGCAGCGTCGAGTTCCGTGCGCTGGCGATCGATTTCGGCTTGAGCTACGCGATTCGCCTCTGCCTGAGCGTCGGCCTCGGCCTTCAGGCGCGCAGCGGCAGCTTCACGCTCACGCAGTGCAGCGGCTTCCTGTTCGGCGGCCAGCGCGGCCAGGCGGTCGGCCTCGGCCTTCTGTGCAGCAGCGACGCGCTCGGCTTCGGCTTGCGCCTGGCGCTGGCGTTCAGCGGCGGCCTCGCGCAGCTGCGCCAGTTCGGCGCGCTCGGCGGCGATGCGGGCGGCCTCTGCCTCCGTTTGAGTTGCGGTGACGTGCAGCGCGGCGAGCTTGGCCAGCACCTCGGTGCGCGCGGTCTTGGCCGCATCGAGCATGGCGCCGAATGTATCGTCGGGCTCGTCGGCTTCCAGCGCCGCTAACATCTTCACAATCACTTCGGCCGACTGGCCGACGGCCTGGAGCGGCAATTCGCGGATAGCGACGACGCGGAGGCGGATCTGCTCGGCGCGCGCTGCCTCGGCCGCCTTCAATTCTTCCTTGCGCTTCTTCTCCGCCTCGATCGCGTTATGGAACTTTGCCTCATACGGAGCCACCGCCTCGAGAAGGTCGCGGTACTTTGTGTCGAGCAGCTTGCCGATCTGGAGGATGGGTGCCTTGCGGTCGGCGCGGGCCTTCTCGCCGGCGATACGCACGTCGTCACGGAAAGCGGCGCGATACTTGATGCAAACGTCCATTCCGGCCGTCGTGCTGGCGTCAGGGGTAATCGCGTCGGCTTCGACCTTCAATGCTTCCAGTTTGTCGTTGAAGGGCTTGAACACCTCCGCGACATACTTGGCTGGATCGAGGGTGATCAGTTGACTGGTGGCCGGCGCGCCCGTGTCAGCCTGGATTGCGACGGCGCCGACTGCTTCGTTTTCTGCTGGGTGGTTGTTCATGCTGCTTCCTTCATCCGTAAAGTTGTTTCGTAGTGGGTGACCAATTTTTCAAACTCGGCAAGCTCCTCAACCATCTGATCGATGTACTCGTCGTCGCGCTGGTAGGTGCGCATCCACAGGTGCTTGTCGATGATTTCCATCGCGGGGCAGTACACACAGAAGTCCCACCACTTCCGGGCCGTGAGCCACATGCAGCCCTGCACCTGGTCCATGAACTCGCTGGCGTCGCCGTCGATGTAAATGCGCTGCAGACGCTCCGGCGAGATCAGGCACTTGTATTCGCTGCCGCCGTCCTTGCCGATCAGGCCGTCGGCGCTGGCGCCGAACAGGTGGTCACCGGAGAGAACGAAGCCTGCGCGCTGAACCATGTGGCCGCTGGCAATCTCGTGTTCGCGCCGCGCCGCTGGCTCCAATTCGTGGCCACGTCGCATGGCGTAGGTCTCAAAGCTCTCGTCCAGTGGCATGCCGCTGATGCGCTCGATGGCCAGGCGGAAGGCGTAGGCCTTGGCCGCTTCCGAGAAGTCACCAACCGGCAGACCTTCGATGGCGCGCTGAATGGATTCAGCCTTCGGCGCCGCGCGGTAGCCGGCCAGATCGCGGGCAGCGCCTTCGCTCATGCCGGAGCGGATCGCAGAGACGTACGCCTGCTGCTTTTCGTCCAAGCCGCCGGTCCGCGACCGGGCAACCACGAACATGCTGGCGGTGATCACGCCCGCACGGGCTTGGTGCCATTCCGGGCTTCCTTGAGCGCAGTTCAAGACGATCATTTGCCCGCTCCAGCAGCCTCGGCGCGGGCCTTCAACTTGGGATATTCATTGACCAGGCAGTCTTGCGTGGCCGGCGACAAACGTCCCCATACTTCGTTGAAGAAATCGGCGCCGGCATCGGCGTCGGCGGTGAGGTCGGCCAGCAGTGCTTGCATGTCCGCAGACAGCGGCCTCGTGGCGCCGGCGGTCGTCTCGGCGTCGACGGTGCGGCCCTGGTCGGCGGCGATGGCAGCAGTCTTCCAGCCGTCGTGATACGGCGCCAATGCTTTGCGGTTTGGTGCACCGGTGTCGCTCCAGAATTTCTGGTAAGCGGCAACACCTTTGGACGCGGCAGCTTTCGCTTCCTGAATCAGTTCCGGCGGTGCTTCGGGTGCAGGCACGGCGCCCGTGGCTTGCTCAGCCGCTGGGGTGATATCGCGGATCTCGCGGTTCACCTCTTCCAGTTCATCCGGGGTGTAGACGCCCAAGATCACATCAGGCGCGTGCAGCCGAGTCCATCGCTTCACGGCGAGGTACGCCAGTTGCTGTTTCGGGTCGGTCGCCCAAAGTGGCGAATTGCGAACACTGGCTTGTACCAGCAGCAGATCAAGAACGCGAGGCTCCGATTCACCCTTCAACGTGCACGACACGCGCACGCCCAGACCAGCCTCAGCTTCCATGCCGTAATCCGGTACGCGGAACTGGTATTCTTTTTTGTCGGCCTTGGCTGGCACGGTAATGACTTTGGTCTTGCCGATGATCCGTTCCCATGGACCGTACCATTCGTAGTTGAAGCGATCCTCAGCGACGCCACTCGACTGGATCACGGCGTTGACCAGTTGCGCCTCGTAGCCCAGCACCCCGTTGACGAGATGGGTCTTTTGAGCGACGGCAAATGGGTTCATTCGCCACTGGACGGCCTGCATAACCACTGCGGCGCAGTCGGCGGCGTTGCCGCGCAGGTGCTCTGGGATCGTAGAGCGGCCCTTCGCCATGATGTCCGCGAGGCGCATAATGCTGTCCATGCTCGCGCTGTCAAGTATCAGCGAGGCGCTACTGGTGGCGACCATTGGCAGGTCAGCGGGTGCGGGAGCCAACTGCATAGCGGCTTGGCTTTCTTTCGTAACTGCGTTCATACTTCTCTCCAGGTGGACTTCGTTGTTGCCGCCGGTGGCGGAAAAATTCGTGGTGCTGCGGCGCCGGCTACTTATCGACCTTGCCGGTCCAGATTTCTTGCTCGTGCTGCGCAGCGCGGGCATCGGCTTGCTGCATGTAGCCGTAGGTGGCCGCCACCAGGGTGAGCAGGGCGCCGACGGTCAGGATTTCACGCAGCTTCATGACCGACCCTTCCTTGTTCGGTGTAGCGGCCCATGACCCTGTTGCGCCGCAACTGGATCGCCGCCTCGACTGCCAAGCGCCGCTCACTCGCCGACGCGCCCAGGCCCTCCATCGCGATTTCCATCACGCGCAGCTCGTGGCCGCTCATGAATGCGTTGTCGGTGAACAGCGAGACGATTTTGCGCAGCGCCTTCTCGGCCGGCGCCGCCTCGTGCGCCAGCAATTGGGCGACCAGGCCCGGCTCCAGGGCGCTCACGTGCGCACCATGGCGGTTACGCCCAGCGCGCCAGCGTCGTACAGCGCGTCAACAATGGCGGCCAGCTTGCCGATGGCCGTGCGGCGCTCGGTGCTGCCGTCCGCGTGCTTGATGGTGAGCTGGTAGATCATGGCGACACCGCCGATTGCAGGGCGCCGAACCAGAGCGCGCCGGCGACGGCACTACCCAAGACAAAGCCGGCGGTGGCGCCGACCAGCGCGGCGCGGATGTAGCGAGTCTTCAAGATGCGGCTCCTTCACGGTCGGTCAGTTGCAGGCGGATGGCGTTGCGGCTGGCGGTGGCGGGCGCGCCGTAGCAGCAGCCGGCGGGCACGTGCTCAGCCGCGTCGAGGTTGCCGACGGTGAGCGCATCCTCAAAGCCACTGTCCTGGTAGTCGAAGGCCAGGGCGCTCGACACGGCGAGGCGCGAGGCACGGCCTGCGGTGATGTGGCGGGCGTTGTTCATACGTAACGCACCCGTGGCTCGGCGGTCGTAGCACCCGGCGCGTCAACGAACTGGATCATCCAGGCGACCACAGTTTCAACACGGCCGTCAGCGCACTCCACGATGGCTACCGGGTTGGAGTGCCCCTCATCGTCGGCCTCTTGACCGAATTGGTGGAACAACGCCACTTGATCCAGCACCTTCACGTTCTTGCGCACGCCGTCGATGACCTGCTGTTCCCACTTGAAAATCTTCACCTCACGCATCGCGCTCTCCCTGTTCGTTTCGTTGTTGGTACCGGTTCTGCCCCGGTCAGGCCCAGCTACTGCTGCTATTGTTTTTAGATGGGATTCAAGGGCCGTCTTTCTCCCATTTCGGCGCTACACCACAAGTGATCCGGCTGCGTGGCCCACGTATTCGGGCGACACCAGCAGGTTGGTGCGGATTGCCGGCGCGTCTGCAGACGGACCGTCCACCCTTATTGCAACCGGATCACTTGTGGTTCCCGCGCTTGCCCGGCGCGGGACGGGTAGTGCCGGCGGCCTGCACGCCGCCGTTGTGTCACGCCGCCTGCACCTGCGAAGGGCGGTAACTTCCGGTCTTGCCTTCGCCCAGGTCGATGTCGAGGTACACGCCCTTCGCGCCCGGGCGCTCTGCGAGGAACTTGCCGGTCACGACCTTGCTGCGGGCGCGGACGGTGACCTTCTGGCCAGGTTTGAAAGAGGTCGGGGTAGCTGCTGCCATGTGATGCCTTTCTATGGTTGGTTGTGGCCGGATACGCCGGCCGGCGGCACGGGGCGAGTGCGACGCGAGCATTTCAGATCCCACTGGGCCGGTTTCTTCGCTTGGCCATGACTAGCCGGGTGGTAGCAGCGCCCGGCGACCGCATTCGGATTAGTGCGTGATCAGCACGTCGCTGATCGATTGCGCGCCGTTCGAGTCAGTGGGAGTGCGACCAGGGCGCAGCGGGCCCGGCGCGGCATCGGCCAGGCATTCGGCCTTGACCTGCGCAGAGCTGGCGCCGGCGTACACGTCGCGGATGGCTTGACCCAGGCGGCGGTCCGGCTTCTCGCCGTTAAGCTCTTTCTGTACCTGTGCTTCCGGTGCACCCTGGGCCTTCAACAGCACGACAACATCAGCGACCTTGGCCAGCGCGGCGCACTGCTTTTCGACTGGTGCTGCGTGAGCGGCGAGGGCGGTCAACAGCGCGGTTACTACAATGATTTTCTTCACGATAGACTCCTAAATTTGTTGGGTGAATTACCTGCAACATCCGGCGAGAGATCACATCGGTGGGCGCTCCACGTTGAAGTTGCGTTCCCATTCGCGGCGCTCGATGCGCGCTTCGTCGATCGATACCAGGCGCAGCTCGTGGGCGCTGGGCAAGTTGTGGTCGCACCAGTCGTTGAACTGCAGCAGCTGGTCGCGGGAGAAGAGGACGGTCAGCGCCACCGTTTCACCGGTCAGCGTCACGTCCGTCACGTCATAGCCGGCTACGTCGAGCGTGCCGTGCAGGTCCAGCAGCACGCCGTCGTGTTCGTGGCCGACGACCAGCACGCGGCTGCCGGGCGCTACCGACGGTTGCTCGGCGCGCGGCCTGATCGGAGCGACGCTGGCGGCGGCCTGCAGTAGAGCGATGTTGATCGGGGCATTCATTGCGCGGCCTCGGCGGCGGCGAAGGCGATGGCCAGCACGGCCGGCTCGTAGGTGTTCACCTCCCCGTAGCACTCAAAAACGCGGCCAATCAGCAGGCCGTCAGCGCGGCTCAGCGCTGCAGCCCTGCGGCCGATGCCGCTCATTTCGGCGAGGGTGCGTTTCACGCCGCGATCGGCGCAGAACTGGGCCACTGTCTGGCGCCCGTCTGCTGCAGCAGGTGCTGGCTGGACCAGTGCCAGGCGCGCGCCGCGCTTCACGGCGGTCACGGTCTCGGCTGCCAGGTCGGTGAAGTTGAAGCTGCTACCGGCGCCAGGTACGCCCACGATCAGGGCGATCATTTCCGCACCTGGGCGGCGTATGCGGCATCACCGCGGTGCTGGGCTTCTGCAAGTGCTGCAAGTTCGGCTGGTGACATTCCTTCTCCATCGCTGTTGGTGTGTCGATGGATTGAACTATACGCGAACGAATAGATAAGTCAATACGCGAATGGATAGTATGGGAAAAAATTTTCAAGCATTGGGTGTTAGTTGTGCGGACGGGATTTAATGACTTGCAGTGGGGAGGGGGGCACAAAAAAGCCCGCAGTTGCGGGCTGATGGTGGGGGGGCTATTTTCCAGCCGGCGGAACTGCTGTTTTCCGGGCATCCAGATCTTCCTGCATGCGTTTAATCAGTGCTGCCGTCTCCTCGGTCTGCTTCTTCACCTCGGCCTGCGCTGTCGCCGTACTCTTGCCCGATTCGAACGATGCCACCATATTCGAAAAGATTGCGGCATTTACTCCCCACAGCCCGACCACGGTCGCGACAGCGGTGAAGATGATAGTCCACCTCAAACCCTTGATGTCGCGCCTGGTCTCCTGCGATTCGGCGATCGCAGCTCGTACTGAGCTTTCGATGGCTGCAACTCGCCCGTCCATCCGAGTTTCGATGAGTTCTAGTTTGGTGTCGATTTCCTCGCGGGTTGGAGCGCTCATAGGGTGATCTTCTTCTTTTGTTGGTGAACTGTCAACCACAGAACTTTCGGGTTCGAGTCTCGCGCCCGGTACTTCTTCAATCGGAGGTGTGAGTGACGCAAACTCCTTAGCCAAAGCCAAAAGTTCAACAAATCGTTTTGCCCCGTCTTCCGTGGTTAAGTTCGTTCCCCGCACCGCATCTCTAAACTCCTCCCTTGTCGTCAGGCCTTCCAGGCCAAGGGCGCTCAATCGAGCGTATAGTCCCGTGGCGAGTTCATTCTGCTGACGAGTGGCCTTTATGAAAGCTTCGAAATTCGCGCCGGCATTCTCAAGCTCGCGCTGGCTCAGAAGTGTTTTGATTGTTGGCTTTGCTCCGGGCCCTCGGGCGGCGGGCTTTCTTTCCTTCACCGATCCCATGGTGGTCCTATGGATGTTAAATGTAAACTACGGCCGAATTGCGTGTCGCGCATCAGATGGCTCGCGCGCTATTTGCTATGCGGGCAACACCGCGCCGCACCGAGTGCACGCCACATCATCGCCGCCACCCATATGCCTGCATTTGGGGCATATCGAGAAGCTGCCGGGCGTATTGGGCGATGCGAGGAGTTTATCCATAAATTCTCGGTGTTCATCGATGGCTGAAGGAGTTGCCTCTGCAGGCGGTGGTGCCATCGAGCTTTTGGGCTGCATAGAGGCGAAGCCCAAGAGGATTGCTCCCACCACTGAAAGGATTCCGGAGAAGATCATGAGGTTCTGGCGCTGCGACATTTTGTCGAGGTTGGCCACCTCCATTGCCGGCGTCTGAATGCCATACCCATAGTCCCTGGCAGCTACGCTCACTGAGACGTCCATCGTGATCGAATAAAGTCCCAGGGCAAGGCCCGCAGCCAAGATCAAGATGCCTAAAATCTTCATCGCTACCTAACAATGACAAACAGCTATTATAAAAAGAATTGGCTTCTGGAAAACCATCGAATTGTCACCGCTTCGTTAAATGTGATCAGTCTCGCGCTTCACAACTCGGCCGATAATTCCGCAGTCCACACTAGCGCACCCCTTGGGACGATGCCTTGCCTGGTCAGAGTTGTCCGAGAACAGCCACCATTCCCCGCGCTCCTTGACTAACCGTTTAATGACGGCTTCGCCGTCGTAGTTAAATGCATAAACGGCGCCGTCCTTCTTCTCCATGTCGGCAGTGTTGACGATCACAACATCGCCCGCATACAGGTTTGGCTCCATGCTTTCGCCAGCCACGGTGAGTGCGATCAAGGCCTTGGGGTTATACCCTTTTCGATCCGCCCAATTCTTCGCCAGGCTCACGGTGTCACCGTCATAGATGTCAGGGACGGTTTGAAACCCAGTCACACCCGCTCGCAGCTGCAACTTAACCTTCTTGATGAAGTAGCTGTTGGGATCTCCTGGCTCGGCGATAGCAACTTTTTGGTGAGGGAAGTTTGTCGCCGTAGCGGTGCCGTCGTTGCCGCGCGCCTTGGGGCCGATGCCCTCGTTCAGCCAGTTGAATGAGACATTGCATGCTGCAGCAAGGGCGGCAACTGTCGAGGACTCCGGTCCTTTCACTCCAACTGCTTTCAGTATTCGATTGATGGTGGGTTGCGGGATGCCGGATGCGCGCGCGAGCGCGCTCTGGGATGGAAACCCAGCTTCATGCATTGCTTCGTCGAGGCGGGATGCGATTGTCATGGTCGGGACTATACGTACACGTATAAGCGAGTACAACTTTCTATTCATTCAGGTATTGACTGCTTATCCATTCGCGTATAGAGTGCGAGCATGGACAAGAAAATTTCGACACTCCTCACGGAGATCAAAAGCGCCACCGGCTGGAGCGAAGTGAAGATTGCGGAAGAACTCGGCACCTCGCAGCCCACGGTCAACCGCATCCTCAATGGCCAGGACGACTGCAAGGGCAGCACACTCTTGGCGATCACGGAGTTGCATCGCACAGCGTGCGCGCCGCTGACGGCGGCCCCCTTGACTCAGCTCAATCGCACTGGAGACGCCGCATGAAGGCCGCACTCAACCGCATCGCTAAGCTGCTCGGCTACGTTCCGGCGCCGGCCAAGCTCGCGCCGAGCGTCATCACGATGGAACTCAACTTCGAGATCGACAGCGCACCGCTGGATGCCGCGATAGCGAAGATTGACCGGCTGAGCGACGCCGCGCGCGGCGCCGAAGCCGCGATCAACGACGCGCTGCTTGCGCAAGAGGGCGAGTTCGTGAGTTCCGAACTGATGTCCGACGAAACCCAAGACCTGATCCTGGCCGAGCTGCGCAAGCAAAACACGCTGCTCGAAGTGCTGGCGAAGCAGGGTGACCACGCCGCCGAGTTCATCACGCCTGCTACCGGCGCCGCCTCGTCCGGCCTTCCTGGCTGACCACCAATCCGAATTTGTACCACCAGCATCATCCGCATCACCTGAAAGCCTGAATCACTTTTAAAGGAAAAACCATGAACCGAACCAAGATGCCGAAACCCCGCGTCCTCGTCGCGAAAGTCTTGCTGAACGAGGACGAGTATCGCGAATTCAGCGCCGCATGCGCAGAAGTTGGCGAATCCCAGAGCCGGACCCTTCGCGAGCTGGCGAACGATTGGTCAGCGCGTTTTCGCAATGATAAGCAGCGTCGCTCGCAAGCGGAATGGCCCAAGGCTGGCCAGAACATGGCCATGTTGCTGCCGGGCCGCGCCAACTACAGCGCGCCGCGTCATCACATGCGCATGTGAATAGCTTCGACACCGGCCGGGTATAGCACCAACGCAAAGGAGCCACCGTGAAATTGATCGACCCAGCAGCACCGCAAACGATGACCAGCCGCGAGATCGCGGACTTGACCGATAAGCGCCATGACAACGTCCTGCGCACCATCAACGGTTTGCACGAAAGTGGCGCCATCGAACTTCCTCAGGTTGAGGAAGTGTCGAATCCCGGCGCCGGCCCGCGCACTATCCGACATTATCGTGTTGGGAAGCGGGACAGCTTCGTGATCGTTGCGCAGTTGTCGCCGCTATTTACGGCGCGCCTGGTCGATCGCTGGCAGGAACTCGAGGCCGCCGCTGCGCTTCCCGCACCTGTGGTGCCGCACACCCTTTCGGGCGCGCTGCGCCTGGCCGCCGAGCAGGCGGAGCTGATCGAGCAGCAGCAGGCCGCGCTGGCCGCCGCCGCGCCGGCCGTTGAGTTTGTTGATCGTTACGTCGACGCCTCGGGCCTCCTGGGCTTCCGCCAGGTGTGCAAGGTGCTCAAGGCGAAGGAGAACGCATTCCGGCAGTTTCTGCTGGAGAAGAAGATCGCCTACCGCCTCGGGCGCGAGTTGGCACCGCACGCCGAGCACATGAACGCCGGCCGATTCGAAGTAAAGGCCGGTGTCTCCACCAAGAACGAACACGCCTTCAACAGCATGCGCTTCACGCCGAAAGGTGTCAGCTGGGTGGCGGGCGAATTCGCCAAGTACCAGTTGGCCATGCAGGCGCACCACTGAACACGGGAAGCCGCGCCCCGCCTCGCGCGGCGATACAAACGATGGAGAACCGTATGTCAATAGCAGCCCAGGCACAGCCGGGAGCAAGCCAGCTTCTCGACTACCTGACCGAGGAACTGAAGTTGAAGAATGATGCCGCGCTGGCGCGTGCATTCGGGGTCGCGCCACCCGTCATCAGCAAGATTCGCCATGGCCGCCTGCCGTTCGGCGACAGCATGATCTTGAAGGCGCACGAGCAGTTCAACTTCCCAGTCGCGGTGATGCGCGCAGCGCTGAGCAAGGTGGAATCGAAGTGACGGCCCTTTCTCAGCAAGACACCGCAGGGCAGGGCGCCGACGCGTTGCCGCCAGAACCCGGCCACGTCATGCCGCGCGAGCAGTTCGAGCAAATCATGCGCGACGTTGCAAAGGCGGAGCAGAAATAGAAAAAGCCGCGTTGGCGCGCGGCTTTCAGAACCCTCATCACAAGAGAAATTCAATGCGAAATATAACACAACATGAACCGGCGCCGGCTAAATCCGGCACGCCGGAGGCTACAGCCTTGCGAAAAATTCAGAACTGGCGCCAGAAAGACCGCGCCCACCTGGCCGATAAACGCGACCGCGACGCCCAGCGCGCCGAGTACGCAGCGCGCAACGAACTGCGTGGCGCCGCCGATAACCTCGACGGAAAGGCGGGCCAACCATGACGCGCACTACCTTCCCCGCAACCGGTACCCGCTCCCACAAGCTCCTTCTCGCGCTGCTCGACCGCCCAGGTACCTTCTACCAGGTCTGCGAACGCGCCAATTTCGACATCCACAAGGGCGGCATCGAAACGCCGCTGCGCCACATTTTCGACTTCATGATCGGCGGTAACGTCCGCCTGGTCGGCAATATCTACTCGCTGACCGACGCCGCACGCGCCGCGCTCACCAGACCCGCCCCCGCGCCATACGTGGGGCAGGTGGCTGGCCCAGCCTACCGCGGCACGCCGTATCACGCACCGGTGCGCATCGTGCGCCGCGCTGCTGGAGCCCGACCATGAAGCGCGACCTGATCACCAAACCCGTGGCGCCTATCTGGGAACTGGTCGAAGAAGTTCTGCCCACCCGCATGTTCACTTCAGCTGAATTGGAACGCTTGCAGTGCTTTGGTCCGCTCGAATACACAAGAGAATCGCCACCTTGTGCCCACTTCGCCAATCCACAGAAGCCGAGGCTCACATGAGGCGCGATGATTTCACCATGTCCCTAGATCTGGGCCACGAGCTGATAATCGACAACTTCGCCGGTGGCGGCGGCACCAGCACCGGCCTGGAAGAAGCGTTCGGCCGTCCGGTCGATATCGCTATCAACCACGACCCCGAAGCGCTGGCGATGCACGCCATGAACCACCCGCACACGAAGCACCTGTGCGAGAGCGTGTGGGACGTCGACCCTATCAAGGTGACGAACAACCAGCCCGTGGGCTTGGTCTGGCTGTCGCCTGACTGCAAGCATTTCAGCAAAGCCAAGGGCGGCACACCGGTGGCGAAGAATATTCGCGGTTTGGCATGGGTAACACTGCGCTGGGCTGCGAAGTGCAAGCCGCGCGTGATCATGCTCGAGAACGTCGAAGAATTTAAGACCTGGGGCCCACTGCTTGTAGACGCTGACGGTAATTTCCGTCCGGACCCGGCGAAGAAAGGCAAAACGTTCGAGAGCTTCCTGCGCCAGCTGCGCGCCCATGGCTACATGGTCGACCACCGCGAGCTGCGCGCCAGCGACTACGACACCCCAACCATTCGCAAGCGCTTCTTCCTGGTCGCTCGTCGCGATGGCCTTCCTATCCGCTGGCCGGCGCCGACGCACGGCGCGCCGACCTCGCCCGGCGTCCTGGCCGGGAAGTTGCTGCCGCACCGCACGGCCGCCGAATGCATCGACTGGGATATTGCTTGCCCATCGATCTTCGAGCGCAAGCGCCCGCTGGCGCCGGCCACGCTGCGGCGCATCGCCAAGGGCATCATGCGCTACGTGGTGGACGCGCCCGCGCCGTTCATTGTGGGGCAGGGTGGCCCGATCTATTCCGGCAAGCCGGTGCCAGCTGCGCAGCCGTTCGGCACGCTGACCACAGAGAACCACCGCGCCGTGGTCGTGCCGACCATTGTTCCGGTGACGCACCAGGGCAGCGACCGCAATGAATCCGTTCACGAGCCGTTCCGCACCATCACCGGCGCGCAGCGCGGCGAGAAGGCGCTGGCCGTGGCCTCGATGGTGCAGGTCGGCTACGGTGAGCGTGAGGGCCAGGCGCCGCGCGCGCTCGACATCGAGAAGCCGTTGGGCACGATCACCGCTGGCGGCGGCAAGGCTGCGCTGGTCAGCGCATTCTTGAACGAACACGCCAACGCCGCCAACCAGCGCGTGATGGCCGTGGACGAGCCGCTGCGCACAGTCTGTGCCCAGGTGAAGGGCGGCCACTTTTCGGTTTCCACCGTGGAACTGGCGCCGTTCGTGATGACCAACACCACGGGCCATCCTGGGGCAGAGGCCACGGCGCCAGTGCCTACGATCACGGCCGCCGGCAATCAGGCCCTGGCAACCGCTTTCCTTGCGAAGCATTACACCGGCGTCGTCGGCTCCGATCTAGACGACCCAATCGGCACCATCACCAGCTGCGACCACCACAGCCTGGTGGCGGCGCACTTGCAGCCTTACTACAGCGATAAGCGCCCGACCGACGCTCGCGGCCACTTGCCCGATGAGCCAGTAAAAACCATCACTACGGAGAATCGCCATGCGGTAGTGACGGCGAACCTGAGTCATATGGGCCACGGCGAAGGCAAGGAAGGCGGCAAACGTTTCAGCCACGGCATCCGCGACGTCGAGCATCCGATTAATACGATCACCGCGAGCGGCGCCACTGCCGGCATCGTTACCAGCAGCCTGGTGAAGTTGCGCGGCACCAGCAGCACGGCCAGCGTCGAAGAGCCGCTTCACACAATCAGCGCCGGCGGCCAGCACCACGCCGAGGTGCGCGCCTTCCTGCTCGCGTACTACGGAACCGATCAGGATCAGTCGCCAGATTCTCCGCTGGCTACCGTGACCAGCCGCGACCGGTTCGGCCTGGTCACAATCCAGGGCGTGGACTACCAGATCGTGGACATCGGCCTGCGCATGCTGGATCCGGCGGAGTTGTATCGCGCCCAGGGCTTCCCGGCAGACTACGTGATCCGCGAAATCCCAGATCCGGCGCTGTTATTCAAAGACGGCCGCCAGGTGGACGGCAACCCGCTGGACCTGCCGCGCGTGGCGCTCACGAAGTCAGCCCAGGTACGCATGGTCGGAAATTCTGTCTGCCCTCCGATGGCCCGAGCACTCATCTTCGCCAATTTTTCACACGAAAAGCTTATTCAAGGGGCCGCAGCATGACTTATCGATACCTCACCGTGGAGGTCGACGGGAAAACCAAGTTGAAGCATCGGCACATCATGGAGCAGCACCTTGGCCGCGCGCTTTTGCCGGGTGAACAGGTGCATCACCGTGATGAAAATATCCGGAACAACGACATCAGCAACTTGGTGGTAATGACGGCCAAGGATCATATGGCTGAGCATAAGCAGAAACATCCGCTGCAGTTGGCCTGCCAGCATTGCGGAAAGACATTCACGCCGGCGCCGACAAAGCGCGCCCGAGCGAAATCATGCTCTACGCCGTGCGCAAACGCTTTGCGCTCAAAGACGGAGAAGGCCACGAAGAGCCGCCCGCCGATGGCGCGGGCACTAATTCAGGCGAACTTTACGCATGAGTGTGAAGTGGGTTGGGTGGCTGCGTGATTATCTTTGCACTAGATCGTGAATCGGTTGCCAACACTGATGGCCATATACCGAAATCCCGCAAATTTAATGTCGAATTCTTCCGCCGTGGCATCGCTGTCGAACAGCCACTGGAGCGCTGCTTTGGCTTCCTCAGCCGAAGGGAATTCGTAGAAGAAAGAGCCGACAAGCACTATCGTGCCAGCCGCGCTTTGCTCCGCAGATTTTTTTGCACGCCAAGTCTCTGCAAAATTACGGCCCGAGAGGAGAGCCAGCTTTGCAGCATCTTTTTGGGTCGCGAAATTCCCATCCAGCTGCGTCATTCCGACTTGTCTTCCTTGATATCTGACTATTACGTGAGCGGTCCACGTGTTGTCCTGCATAGGAGTTGTTGTGATCTCGATCTCAAATTCTCGGTAGGGCTCCACCACGGTTGCAGCTTTCATTTGAACCTCAAAAATTATGAAAAAGGAATCGTATCATGATATACGACCTCTCCCGCGAAGAGCGCCGCCACCGCGCCATCGCCAACGAAAAGCCCGCGCCAGTGCTCAAGGCCCAGCGCTGCGCTTGCGGCAAGGCCGCGCCGGCCAAGCAACTGGTGCAGCACCAACACTGCGTTGCCTGCCTGTTTGCCGCCCGCGTCGCAACCCTGCAGGATGACGACCTCGACATCCTGCACCACATGCTGGGCGCCCCGTCGCACCACCCGCAGTCGCGCTGGGGCTTCCGCAACCAGTACCTGGCCAACCGCCGCGATTTGGCCGCGCTCGAGCGCCTGGTCGCCGCTGGCTTCGTGCGCGCCGGCGCCGCGCTGCTTGACCTGCGCTACTTTCACGCCACCCAAGACGGTTGCAAGTTGGCCGGTTTGAACTACGCTGCTATGAGCCGGGCGCTGGGAGCGAAAATATGAATATCCCGTCGGGAAGATTGCGCCTACGTCTGCACTCCGATAATTTCGCTGGCCACGCCGATTGCGTAGTCGCGCGCCTTTTCCTTACTCGTGACTTCTTGCGGCATGGTTGTAACGGTGCTCCCGTCGACCGCAACTCCCGTCGACCATGTGCCGTCATCGCTCTCAACCAGCGTGATGGTTACATCACGGCCACGAATATCAATAATTTCCACAATTCGGCTTCGTTCCATGGTGATGCTTTCCTAAAATTGGCGAGCGTATCATGAACCAGACCGATATCTTCGCCGCAAGCGCCGTCCGTCTGCAAATGACCGATTCCATCGAACTCACCATCCAGTCGCTGCTTGCCTACGGCGCCACGCACGAACATTGGGGCATTGCCTGGTCGGGCGGCAAGGACAGCAGCGCGACGTTGACGCTGATCACCTGGCTACTCGACACCGGCCGGGTGCCGCGCCCGAAGACGCTCACCGTGTTCTATGCGGACACGCGCCAGGAACTGCCGCCACTGGCCATCTCGGCGCAGCAGATCATGGACGAGCTACGCGAGCGCGGCATCCAGGTCGAAGTGGTCACGGCGCCGATGGACAAGCGGTTCATGGTCTACATCCTCGGGCGCGGAGTGCCGCCGCCGAACAACAACACGCTGCGCTGGTGCACGCGCCAGATCAAGATCGATCCGATGCAGCACGCGTTGGAGCAGCGCCTGGCACAGCTCGACGGCCAGGTGCTGATGATCACTGGCGTGCGCCAGGGTGAGAGCGCGATCCGCGACCAGCGCATCGAGATGAGTTGTAGCAAGGACGGCGCCGAATGCGGGCAGGGTTGGTATCAGCAGGTGCTGCCGAACGCCAAGGGACTGCGCGGCCGCCTGGCCACGCTGGCGCCGCTGCTGCACTGGCGCGTCTGCCACGTATGGGAGTGGCTGCGCCACTGGGCGCCGCAGGATGAATTCGGCGACTGGAGCACGGCCGCTATCGCCGAGGCCTACGGCGGCGACGAGGCGGAGGAAATCAACGCGCGCACCGGCTGCACGGGCTGCCCGCTGGTCGATACCGACATGGCGCTCGACAACATCCTGCTGAACCCGCAATGGGCATATCTGGCGCCACTCAAGCGCATCAAGCCGCTGTGGCGCGAACTGCGTAAGCCTGAGCACCGGCTGCGCAAAGCCGGGTTGGAAATCCTCAAGTCAGGGAAACAGGCTGCCAACCCGCAGCGCATGGGGCCGCTCACATTCGAGGCGCGCCTTATGGGCCTGGAGACGATCCTGGGCGTCCAGGCCGAGATAAACGCCGCCGCGCACGCGCTGCGCCGGCCGGTGGTGGACCTGATCAACGACGAGGAAGAGGCGCGCATTCGCGAGCTGATCGCCTTGGAGACCTGGCCCGACGGCTGGGATGGCGATGAGCCGATTGCCACCACGATCATGGATACCGTTTACGCGAACGGCGCTGTGCAACCACGTTTATTCTCGGAAGGCGACAAATGAAAGTAAATCACTTTCCGCTATTCGTTCAAGAGACCTTTAGATTGAAGGAACAACTGCCAAAAAGTAACAACTTGCCTAGCGAAGTCATCCAGTGCAAGAATTTTTCCGTCGATGACGATCGCCATCATGTGGCGCATGGGCGTTTCATTATGAACTTCGTCCCAACCGGGCATTGCCACGAGTTCGATACGCGGCTCGTCGTCTTTGTCTATTCCGAAATGCTTGCTCGTGTTTGCGATCATGTGACAGGCCGCAAGTGCGCGGCACTGCTTCTTCGTCCATCGGGCGAAATCAGATTTCTTCAAAAACTGAGCCGCGAATTCCTTCGGCAAGTGGGGATAAGTCCAATCAGCCAAATGCCAAGCCGTAATGACGAAGTTCATGAAGTGAAACGAGATTTCTCGACCGGGAACGAAGCCGGCTTTCATGACCTGTTCAAACTCCCACTCCAATTTATCGTAAAACTCGGAAGGATGATCAAACCCAAACCTTTTTCCTCCGCCAATGTAAATCGTCATGGCCAACCTTTCCTCGAAAAGCTGATCGTAGCATGATGCGCCGTTCCCTCATGAAGCCCAGCAGCGCGCCGATGAAGCGTGTTGCATTCGCGCGTAAGCCGGCCAACACCACGGGCCTGCTGCGCGTCCAATCCTTCGACCGCGAGAAGAAGCACAAGCCGATGAAGTCGACGCGGCCGAAGATGACGCCGATCCGCAGGGCCGCGCGCAACCAAGACTGCACTATCCAACTTCCCGGCATCTGCAACCGCGACCCGGCCACGTCCGTCCTGTGCCACAGCAATTCGCTGGCGGACGGCAAGGGCATGGGCATCAAGGCGCCTGATACGGCCGCTGCGTTCGGTTGCAGCGCGTGTCACGACGTGCTTGATGGTCGCCGGCCGCGCCCGGCGTGGCTGTCGAAAGATCAGGTCGACGAGGCGTTCCGCGCCGGCATTGGCCTCACACACACATTTTTACGAATGGAAGGTCTGATCGAATGATGAAGCGAGGATTGCAGGCGCTCGGCCGCCTGAAGGTCGGCGCTATGAATAAGACCGAGGCCGCGTACGCCGCCACTCTGGATCTGCGGCGCGCCGCCGGCGAGGTGGCGTGGTTCAAGTTCGAAGGGCTGAAATTCCGCCTTGCGGACAACACGTTTTACACGCCCGACTTCGCGGTGATGCTGGCCAGCGGCGCGCTCGAAGCGCACGAGGTAAAGGGCTTCTGGCAGGACGACGCGCGCGCCAAGATCAAAATCGCCGCCGGCATGTACCCGCTCCAATTCGTCGCCGTCCAGGTTGTGCCGAAATCGGCCGGCGGCGGCTGGAAAATCGAAAAATTTTAGCAGTACCAACTTTACGGAAATGACATGAGCGCATTCAACAGCGAAGAACAAAAGCACCTGATCCAGGCCGAATATAGCCAGTTCCTGCGCGACAAAATCCGCCTGGCGCCGTCGAAGGGCTTCGACGTGCCTCTGGACCAGATCCACCCGGGCCTCAAGCCGCACACCCGCCAGATCGTGCGATGGGCACTCGCCGGCGGCCAGCGCGCCGTGTTCGCGTCGTTCGGCCTGCACAAGACCAGCACCAATCTGGAGGTGATGCGCCAGATCGGCATTCACCGGCCGGGCGGCATCCGTGGCATCGTCGCACCGCTGGGCGTGCGCCAAGAGTTCTCGCGCGAGGTGGCGAAACGCTTCAGTGGCGACGAGGCCATCGACTTGCGCTTCATCCGCTCGGATGCTGAGATCGACGATCCGGCGACGATCTACATGACGAATTACGAATCAGTGCGCGAAGCCAAGGTGGACGTGACGAAGTGGCAGGCATCCGGCCTGGACGAGGCGAGCGTGCTGCGCAGCTATGGCAGCAAGACTTACCAGGAGTTCCTGCCGATGTTCGCGCCGGTCGAATTCAAGTTCGTCTACACCGCCACGCCGAGCCCCAACCGCTTCAAGGAACTGATCCACTACGCCGGCTACCTCGGCGTGATGGACACCGGCCAGGCGCTAACCCGTTTCTTCCAGCGCGACAGCGAGAAGGCCGGCAACCTGACCTTGTACGAGCACAAGGAGCATGAATTCTGGTTGTGGGTGGCCAGCTGGGCGGTGTTCATCCAGAAGCCGAGCGACCTGGGCCACTCGGACGAGGGCTATGATCTGCCGCCGATCGAGGTTCGGTACCACGAAGTGCCGAGCAACTACGCGACGGCCGGCGCCGAGAAGAACGGCCAAGGCCTGCTGATCCCGAATGTCGCTATGGGCCTGTCGGCGGCAGCCGGCGAGAAGCGCGACAGCATGGCCGCGCGCGTCGCGAAGGTGGCCGAGATCATCGCGGCGGATCCCGCTGATCACTTCCTCGTGTGGCACGACCTGGAGGACGAGCGCCACGCCATTCAGGCGGCAATCCCGGCTGCCGTGAGCGTGTGGGGCACGCAGCAGATCGACGAACGCGAGCAACGCATTGCCGACTTCAGCGACGGCAAGATGCAGATCCTGTCTACCAAGCCGATCATCGCTGGCAGCGGCTGCAATTTCCAGCAGCACTGCCACCGCGAGATTTTCGCAGGCATCGGCTTCAAGTTCAACGACTTCATCCAGGCCATCCACCGCGTACAGCGCTTCCAGCAGGCGCACCCGGTCATCATCGACATCGTGCACACCGAGGTCGAGCGCAAGGTGTTGGCCGACCTGCAGATGAAGTGGCGCCAGCACGAGGAAATGCAGGCCAAGATGGGCGACATCATCCGCACGTATGGGCTGGATGGACTTTCCATGCAGGACTCGCTGGCGCGCACCATCGGCGTCGTGCGCCGCGCGGTCGCCGGCGAGCGCTTTGCCGTGGCGAACAATGACTGCGTGCTGGAGGCGATGGAGCAGCCGGATAACTCGGTGGGCATGATCATCACCAGCATCCCATTCGCCAACCATTACGAGTACACGCCCAGCTACAACGATTTCGGCCACACCCAGGACAACGACCACTTCTGGCGGCAGATGGATTTTCTCACGCCGCAGCTGCTGCGTATCCTGCAGCCAGGCCGCATCTACGCCTGTCATGTGAAGGACCGGATCAACTTCGGCAACGTGACCGGCGCCGGCGTGCCGACCGTCAGCCCGTTCCACGCCGAGGCGCTGTTCCACGGCATCAAGCATGGCTTCGACTACATGGGCATGATCACGGTCGTGACCGACGTGGTGCGCGAGAACAACCAGACCTACCGCCTGGGCTATTCCGAGGTGTGCAAGGACGGCACAAAGATGGGCGTCGGCTCGCCGGAATACATACTGCTGTTCCACAAGCCGCAGTCGGACCGCTCGCGCGGCTATGCCGACGCGCCGGTCACGAAGGTCAAGCCGCAGTGCCTGGACGAGCAGGGGGCGGCCGTGCCGTTCGACCGAAAGCTGGCGCCAATTCCTGGTACCGGGTACAGCGTGGCGCGCTGGCAGGTCGATGCGCATGCGTTCTGGCGCTCGAGCGGTGACCGCCTGCTGAGTGCGGAAGAGCTGGCCGCCTTCGGCCCGGCCAAGCTGGCCAAAACGTTCACCGCCATGTCGTTGGAAAACGTCTACAGCTACGAGTACCACGTCGCCGTGGCGGAGGCCATGCTGGCGAGCAAGACGTTGCCGGCCACGTACATGAGCCTGGCGCCGGGCAGCGCCGATCCGATGGTCTGGCACGACATCGTTCGCATGCGCACCTTGAACGGCGAGCAGTCCGCGCGCGCTGTCGAGAACCACGTGTGCCCGTTCCAGATCGATATCGTGGACCGGCTGGTGGTGCGATACACAAACCCCGGCGAGAAGGTCTATGACCCGTTCTGTGGCCTGGGCACGGTACCGGTGCGCGCGATGAAGCTGGGGCGCCTGGGCGGTGGCTCCGAGCTCAACCCTGCCTACTTCGCCGACCAGGTGCATTACTGCCAGGCGATGGAGAAGCAACTCAGCGTGCCCACGCTGTTCGATATGGAAGCCATGGATGGGGAGAATGGATTATGACGCGCCGTCGAGCAATGACCGATGACCAAGTGCGCGCGATACGCGAGGCCCACAAGCCGGGCGTGCGCGGCGCCGGCTACGAATCGCTTGCGCGCCAGTTCGGCGTTGCCGTGTCCACCGTGCGCGATTCGCTGACCGGTCGCACGCAGTACGTTGCGGGGGTGCGCGATGCGTGAGTACGGTAAGGTGTACACCGCATTCTGGACCAGCGAAGACGTGACGGCGATGACGGAGGACGAACGCACCCTGGCGCTCTATCTCTTGACCTGCCCGCACGGGAACATGGTGGGGTGCTTCCGGCTACCTGAAGCATACGCTTCGGATGACCTTAAATGGAGCGCAGAAAGGGTATCGAAAGGGTTTAGCGGACTTGTCTCGAAGGGTTATATCTACCGTTGCGAGAGGTCAAATTGGGTGGTCATCCTGCGCTACTTGAAGTGGAACCAGTTCGAGAACCCGAATGTTGGCAAAGCGGCAGGTAAGTTGTTTGACTCCTTGTCGGCGCCATCGATGGCGAAAGCCGCTCTGGCTGCGGCTTTGCGCGAATTCTCGCCCGTTTTTCCTGTCGCGATTTTGGACAAATTTGAGGCGGAAAGCGAACCCTTTCGAAACCCTTCGGTACTGAGTCCCGAAACAGGAGCAGGAACAGGAGCAGGAACAGGAAAAGGAAACAACACGTCGGCGAAAAGCGCCGCCGTGGCGCTGATCCCTGCCGGCGAGGATGGCGACGAGGGCAAGGAGCGTCGCAAGCAGCGCCGCAGTACGCCCGAAGATGAGACGTGCGCGCGCTGGCTCTACGGTCGCATCTTGGCGGGCAGCCCTGGCCACAAGCAGCCGAATTTCGAAACTTGGGCAGATGAGGTGCGCCTCATGCGTGAGCGCGACGGCCGCACTCATCGCGAGATCTGCGAGCTGTTCAACTGGGCGCAGGACGACGGCTTCTGGCACGCAAACATTCTGTCGCCGGGAAAGTTGCGCGAGAAGTGGGATCAGCTGTCGATCAAACGCCGGGCGAACGCGCCGGTGGCAGCGGCCGCGCAGCAGTTGGGGAAGGCTGGCCAGGCCACAGCGCGCGCAGTCGAAGAACTTCTGAGGGAGCAGGGCCATGATTGAAAACGAAAAGAAGCGATTCTTCACGACCTTGATCGGCGTAGCCGACTACTACGGCAAAGAGCTGTCCAAGGGCGTGCTGGTGGTGTACTGGGAAGGCCTCCGCGAGTACGACTTGGAGGCGGTCGAGAAGGCACTGTGGGCGCATGCGAAGAACCCAGACACTGGGCAGTGGATGCCGAAGGTGGCCGACGTGGCGAAGATGCTCGAGGGCCGCACATCCGACCAGGCGGCGGTGGCCTGGTCGAAGGTCGACCGCGCCGTGCGGCAGGTCGGCTCCTACGCCGACGTGGTGTTCGATGATGCGCTGATCCACCGCGTGCTGCACGACATGGGCGGCTGGCTTCAGCTCGTGGGCAAGTCCGAAAGCGACTGGCCGTTCATCGCCAAAGAATTCGAAAACCGGTACCGGGGATACCGGATGCGTGGCGAGACGCCGCCGTATCCGCCGGTGCTGATCGGCATGGCCAATGCGCAAAACGGCAAGCAGGGCTACGCGCTGCAGGCGCCGGTGCTGGTGGGCGACCAGGCCGCTGCGCAGCGCGTGCTGGCCGGTGGAAGCGACGCGCCGTTGCTCACCATGCAGCGCGCGGCCGTGCCGATGCTGGGGGCTGCCTGATGGGCGCGCGCCAAACGTTCCTCGCCAACCCGCTCGACCTCCTGGCCGCCAAGCAGGTGGTGGGCCAGGAGGACGCCGACGCCACCGCGCTGGTCGTGCTGATCGCACTTGACGCGGCCAAGCGCGGCCTGGCGCCGGCGGCGCTGGCCAACACGCTCACGGAGCAACTGCTGACCAGCGCGGCGGTTTGGTCGCAGATCGGCAATAAGCGGCTGTACGACACGTCGGTGGTGGCGTGGTCGGCGCTGCGCCAAGCCTGTGCGCGGCCGACAGCGCTGCTCGACCTGACCACCGGCGAGTATGCAGCGATTCGGCTGTCGATCGCGCACTACGTCCGTGCGCTGCCGAAGCTGGAAGTCGGTGTGCTCGCTGCGGCGTACGACAAGGCGGTCCGGCAGTTGCGAGATTGAAACTGCGGCCAGCAGGAAAGCCTTGATTGGATTTTGCAACAAAGTGGTCGTTGGTGCATTGCATCCGCGATTTCCGTGTGTTAACGTCCCAGCGTCAACCGGGAGAGTGTCACATGGGTTTTGCCGATCAGTTCGTATGGGGTTTGAATGCCGCGACGTTGCAGGACGACGCGCAGCACCACGCGGCCGAGCCGCTGGCCGCTGCAGCGCTGGCCGACCTGACCGGCGCCGGCTTCGGCGCGCTGCTGACCCGCGTGAAATACGCCGACGGCTCGATCAGCAAGACCTTCGAGTCCGGCGCGCAGAACCTGGCGCAGCTGCTGCGCATTTGGATCAACCGCGTCACCGAGAAGGGGCGGGAGCGCAGGTGGGTGAAGGAGGGCACTGAGTGGGACGTCCGCGCCGCCATGACCCTCTATCGCCGTGTTGCCGAGCGCTCGCTGGCCTACTGGCTCGATGGAAAATGCGACGCTTGCCATGGCACCGGCACCACCCACCGCATGATCTGCCAGCCGTGCAAAGGCAGTGGCCGTGGTGAGATCGGAGGCGGTGGATTCGAACGTGAGAAGGCCCTGGATATGGTCAGCGAACTGGAAGGCTTGCTTCAGGCGCACAACGCTCGTTCAGCCGCTCTGCTCAGATAGTTCGACTGGTGGTGGGAAAAAATCGGTCAATTTAGCCCTGATGGTTTTCCCTAGGCTGGCGCGGGTCAATTCGGTAAAAGAGATATCTCGGTTTTCAAATTCGCGTGCCGGGACCAGTAGGTATGCCTCGATTTCTTCATTGTGTCGATCCAATACGGCAGCAATTAGAAAATCATACCCGGTCGCGAGTCGCTTATTGATTCGCCACCTGTGATAACCCCACTTTTTGTCGAGGGCGCAGCGCACCACGCGAATCGATGCGGTGACCGCGTCATTTATTCGAAGGGTATGCGGCATGTTGGTTGCTTGCCAGGTGCCGCCTGCCGCAATAATGGCACCTTTCACACTGTCGAGGAACTCGGCCTTTATCGAGAGCGTGCGGCTGCGAGTAACGATGGCCTCGGCATTGAATGGCCCTGGAATCCCTGCCAGTTCATACGCGGCGTATATGGACCCAAAGCGACGGCAGAAGAGCTGGCACGCAGGTCCGTCTGGATCTCGGTCAATCAAGGCGCTGGTTACCCCTCCGTGGGCTTTGTAAATTCGCTGCAAGGTCTGCATGAGCTCCTCGGTGGTGTATCGATAATTTCGATCACTCCGCTCTATGCGTGCGGCATGGAAGAGCTGCAAAGGCACAATTGGCGGGAAAGCTGCATCGCAGCGGACCCACAACGCCGGGGGATTCCTGACGGCGGTCTTTCGCAGCTTGTAGGATCCCTTGTTGAATATAAGGTTGCCGATGTATTTCTCGTTGCGGATCATTCCTCGGATGAGTGCGCCTGTCCACGGCCTGCCAGATTCTGAAGCGACGTTCTGCTCGTTGAGCACGATGGCGATACGTCGATCTCCAACTTTGTCTACGGCGTACCAATGGAATATTAGATTAACAACCTCGATTTCGTGCTTGGGGCCAGGCACCAGGACGACGCGGTGCGTCTGGACCGCCTTCCATTCGCCTTTTTCCATTATGCGAATGAAATCGCCATTCGAATCGAGTAGCGCTCGGCGCAGGCCGTATCCAGCCATGCCACCCAGTTTGTATCCCATCTTGATGATGCGGCACTGGGCAAGGAATACTTTGGAAGACAGCTCGCGGCTGTAATCCGCCGCTGCTATTCGCTTCATCGCTTTGATGATCGAGGTATAGGGCGAATCATCATTCTGGAAGGCCTCGGTGCAGTAGGTGACCTGCACTCCATTCAGCCGGCAGATGTACTCGTAATGGGCGCTCTCATCGACGTCTTGGAAGCGGCCCCAGCGGCTGACGTCGTACACGAGGATGCAGGTGAAATCGTCTTTCGTCTGCACGTCTGCAAGCAGCTGTTGCAGGCCGGGTCGCCCCCGCATGGTGAGCCCGCTTTTGCCCGCGTCTTCATAAACCGCTACGATCGTTATCTGCTGCTCCGCTGCATACTCTTGGATGCGCTGCATCTGGTTTGCCGTGGAGTAGGTCTGCCTCTCGGTTGACATTCGCACATAGGCCGCAGCTCGACGAACCGGCGACAGGATAGTAGTTTCCAGCAAACCGCTCATCATTTTTCTCCGGTGGAATCAATGGATAGCAGCGACAGGATAACTCTTTCAGCGGACGTGTCAGGAATCTCAGTGCAAGCTCGATTGGCACATCGTTGTCCGAAAGTAGCGCGGCGCTAAATTGCACGCCATGACTGAGTGCCAAGCTTCGGGCGGCCCAGCAGAGAATTATGGGATTTATCATACGCCAAGGATAGCGAATTGAAATAGTGTAATCTTGCGACAGATCAAATTGCGGAATCTGCACAAACGCTATTGCGGGCTATTAAACTTTTATGTTAACGTTTGGGTACACACTCCACGCACTCGTAATGATCGCTTTAGCGGCACCGATAGCAGGGATTCGCGAGTAGACCAGCCGATGTGCGTTCGCTCGTGTGTATGTTTCGCTCACCGCGCAGATAGCGCGGGAGAATATCCTCTAGCCACCCATGCGGTGGCTTTTATTTTGCTTGTGTTTTGAATTTAAGACACTTGAAGATTTGGTGCTCAAATCACAATTATTGGCATATTAGCATGGTATCGTCTAAGTTCTTCCCACTTGGAGTGCCATCATGTTCAAACGTCTTGTTGCTGCCATTTCCGCCCTGATATTACTCGCCGCTTCCGCACAAGCGGCGCAGCGCATCGAATTCACTGCCTCAGAATTTTACGGACCGTCCACCGCACCCGTCCCGAGCACCATACACGGTGCGTTTGAATACCTTGAAAATCCAGCGGACTTTTCCAGCCCCGCGCTGCTAAAGGTTGAGCTCGTAGTCGACGGCCACATCTACCAGATGTCAGACGTTTATTTGTATGCGACGCTCTCGATGATTTGGCTGCGAAGCGTGGCGGATTTTGAGCCTGGCACCGATTCGTTTCAGTTCTTCACGGGTGCTAACGGCAATTTCTTCCAATTCGTAACCGCCTCGGATAACACCCCTTGGTATGCGGGGCAGATCGATGTCGCCTTTAGCAACGTTCCAGGTGTCGTACCAGAGCCTGAAGCATACGGCATGCTGCTGGTCGGCCTTGCGCTCATTGGCGCAGTGGCGAGCCGACGCCGTGTATAAGAACAACGACCTTAGCTGCTTGAAGTGCGGCCCGCCAAGTGCGGGCCTTTTTGTTTCCAAGTGAGGTGGCTATGCCCGACACCACCCGTCCGCCGAAGGAACTCGTTCGCGAGTACTTCGAGCGTCGCACGCACGCGCCACTGGATCCGCCGCCAACGCCGGAAGAGATCCGGCGCCTGCTGGGCTGGCATATGCTGCCTCCCGCGCGCCAGCCGGACCACGACGAACGAGATTGATTCGCCGCAGTTTGCTCGAGTTAGCCCGGCTTGCTGGCGTCCTCTATCGCCTTCGCGATGCCTGCCATGAGCTTGGAATCATATGAGTAAGGATTGTGCTGAGAGCGTCCCCGCAGGATTGCTACCACTTCCCTTTGTCTTTCCTGATATTGGTCGCTGGACGCGTATGCAGTCTGAAAGAACTCAAGTGTGTCCAAGGCTTCGTGAATCGTCTGAATAGCTGTTTTTGTCATTCTTTTCTTCCAAAAGGAAAACATGAATATCATCACCCCAGTAGCACTGGTAAAGGCCGACTCGCAGGAGTATCAGGCAAACGGGAAGATCCTACGGGTCTTCGATACCAATGGCTCGGGTGAGCTTCTGCCTGTTCAACACAGGCAGCAGTCGGATGATAGCAAGTTTACATTGCAACATATGCCATTCGGCAAGATTTATGCCGAAGTAGCTCGCTAAATAAATTAGCCTTGAGTCTCCCGTTGGACCTTCGCCGCCGGCCGCATCACTGCGCTGGCGGCCTTTTTTATTCGAGGTAGTCGCGCTTATGTCTCTGCTCGCCATCATGCTGATGCTCTGCAGCGTCGACCGCCCTACACCGGTTCCAACCGCGCCGCGCATGGAATCCGTGCGGAATACCTGGCCGTATAAATAGTACACGCCGCGTACCTGCCATCGCACTCCAGCGGCAGGGCTTGCAAAAGCGGGTGCAGATCGCCGACGAAACATGGCCAGGTGGGTCCGGCCGCTGCGTGCGCGCTAACGCATTCTGCGGTCCCAGCTTGGAGCGGGCGGCGACAACGAAGAAGACCATGAACAAACATCAACACCACACGAACAACGCCGTCCTGGGCGCGCCGAAGAGCTGGGACCAGGCGCAGCTACCATGCGACGCGCTCTCAATCACCCGCACCGAGTGCGACGGCATCCCCGCCGTGGTGAGCTACTGGAAGCCCAGCGACAACGAACTGGCCATCCTGGCTGGCGGCGGCTTGATCGCGCTGTGGGTGATCGGCTCGACCATGCCGCCGGTGATGCTGGCGGTGGACGCTCAATAAGGTAGGGAACAGAAACAGAGGTAGCCATGGGGCGCAAATCATCCCTGACAGAAAAGCAGTGGTCGGAGATCGAGCGACGCCTCCTTGCAGGGGAGAAGGGCAGAGCCCTCGCCCGCGAATTCGATATCTCCGAAGCAGCCATACGCAAACGCTGTGGTGCGCAGACGAAGCAGGTAAAAGATGTTGCAAATCAATTGGTTGCAGCAGAGACAGCCTTCCGCGCACTTCCGATTAGTGCGCAAATTCAGGCGCGCACCTTGGCCGACGAACTCAAGGAAATCTCGATGCACCTGGCCGGGGCCGCACGATATGGCGCTGCGACCGCGCACCGGTTGTCGGGCATTGCCCACGCCAAGGTGAACGAGATCGATGACGCCAAGCCGATGGACGATGCGAGCCGCGTTGCCTTGAGCGACATCGGTGCGCTTACCCGCCTGGCCAATGGCGCCGCCGAGATCGGACTGGACCTGATCAAGGCCACCAAGGACATCAAGCCCGAAGACGACAAACCGGCACCGGTGCAGATCGTGATCGGCGTTAAGGACGCCGCGCGGCATGACGACACCAGCACTCGAACTGAACATCCCCCAGGCGAACTTTCTCAACCTGCCGCATAAGTACAAAGCGTACGTGGCCGGCTTCGGCTCGGGCAAGACGTTCGTGGGCTGCGTGGGCATCTGCATGCACTTCTGGCAGTGGCCGGGCATCAGTCAGGGCTATTTCGCACCGACCTATCCGCAGATTCGCGACATCTTCTATCCTACGATGGAGGAGGTGGCCTATGCGATGGGCCTGAAGATCAAGGTCAAGCAGGGCGACCACGAGGTCGAGGTGTACGAGGGCCGGCTGTATCGCGGCACGGTCATTTGCCGTTCGATGGAGAAGCCTGAGACCATCGTGGGCTTCAAGATCGGCCACGCGCTGATCGACGAGCTCGACGTGATGCCGATGAAGAAGGCCGAGACAGCCTGGCGCAAGATCATCGCGCGGATGCGCTACAACGTGCCGGGCCTGTTGAACGGCATCGACGTTACGACCACGCCGGAGGGCTTCAAGTTCGTCTACGCGCAGTTCGTGAAGGCGGTGCGGGACAAGCCCGCGCTGGCGGCACTGTACGGCCTGATTCAGGCCAGCACGTTCGACAACGAGCTCAACCTGCCGGCCGACTACATTCCGTCGCTGCTGGCCAGCTACCCGCCGGCGCTGATCGACGCCTACCTGCGCGGCAAGTTCACCAACTTGACCAGCGGCTCGGTCTATCCCGATTTCGACCGCATCAAGAACCGCAGCACGGCGATCATCCTGCCCGGCGAGCCATTACAGGTGGGCCTCGACTTCAACGTGCAGAACATGACCGCCTGCATCAACGTGGTTCGCGAGGGCATGCCGCTCACGCTGGCCGAGCGCGTAAAGGTGCGCGACACGCCGGCCATGGCCAGGATCCTGAAAGAGGACTTCGCCAACAAGGGCCACCAGGTCAAGATTTACCCGGATGCCTCCGGCCAGAACACCAGCAGCAAGAACGCCAGCGAGTCGGATCTGTCGATTCTGCGCGCCGCTGGCTTCCAGCTGGAGGTGAACCACACCAACCCGGCCGTGAAGGACCGGGTCAACGCCTACAACGCGATGATCCTGAACGCCGCCGGCGAGCGCCAGTGGAAGATCAACACTGACCTGTGCCCGACCACCACCGAGGCGCTGGAGCAGCAGGTGTGGGGCGCTGACGGCCAGCCCGACAAGAAATCGGGCCACGACCACCCGAACGACGCCAACGGCTACTTCATCGTGAAGCGGTACCCAATCGTGAAGCGCGAGACTGCCGTGTCGCCGCTGCGCGTGTAACAGCAAGGATTCCCATGACCCACCCAGTACGCAAACGCTCGCCCGAGGCCGACGCGCTGAACGAGCATTGCGCCTTGATCGACGCGCTGCTGGGCGGCACCAAGGCCATGCGGCTTGCGGTCGAATACATGCCGCGCTGGCCAGCGGAAGATAAAGAATCGTACGAGACGCGCCTGAAGGTAGCAACGCTGTTTCCAGCCTACCAGCGCACGATCGAGGTGCTGGGCGCCAAGCCGTTTAGCAAGCCTGTAACGCTGGGCAAGGACGTGCCGGCGAAGCTGCAGCCGTGGCTCGAAGACGTCGACCGCCAGGGCCGCAACCTGCATGCCTTCCTCGCTGAGGTCGGCCAAGAAGCGCTCGGCTACGGTTTCTCTGGCATTCTGGTGGACTACCCACCGACCCAAGACAAGGACGGCAAGGCGCTGTACGTGACCAAGGCCGAGGAACAGGCCGCTGCCGTACGGCCGTACTTCGTACAGATCCATCCCAAGAACATCCTGGGCTGGCTGACCGATAAGGATGGCCTCAAGCAGCTGCGGCTGCTGGAAACCGCCACCGAGGATGACGGCGATTTCGCCACGAAAGAGGTCGAGCAGGTGCGCGTGCTGACGCGCGGCGCCTGGGCCACCTGGCGCAAGGTTGAAGGCGGCAATAAGCAAGACGACTGGGCGCCGCACGAAAGCGGCGTAACCACCATCAAGGGCATCCCCTTCGTGCCGGTCTACGGCAACCGCCTGGGCTTCATGCGCGCCCGGCCGGCGCTGCTCGAGCTGGCCTATGCCAACGTCGAGCACTGGCAGAGCAAGAGCGACCAGCAGAACATCCTGCACGTCGCGCGCGTGCCGATCCTGTTCGGCAAGGGGCTTGAATCAACCGACACCATCGCGGTTGGCGCCGGATCCATGATTAAGACTGATCGTGCCGACGCGGACCTCAAATTTGTTGAGCACACCGGCGCCGCAATCGATGCCGGTCGCCTGTCGATTCTCGATCTGGAGGATCGCATGCGCCAGGCCGGCGCTGAGCTGCTGGTCATCAAGCCTGGCAACGTAACCGAGACCCAAACGCTGGCCGACAACGAGCAGGGCGCCTGCGCGCTGCAAAAGGTCGCGGAGAACATCGAGGACTCGGGCGACCAGGCGCTGCAGTTCATGGCCGAATGGGTGGGTGGGGCCGAAGGCGGCCATATCACCGTGTTTAAGGACTTCGGTGCCGCCACCTTGGCCGAGGCCAGCGCCGAGCTGCTGCTCAAGGTCAATCAGGCCGGCAAGCTGTCCAACGAATCGCTTTACGGGGAGTTGCAGCGGCGCGGCATCATTCGCCCCGACGCTGTTTGGGCGGAAGAGCAAGGGCGCATCGACGCGCAGGGCCCGGCCCTGGGCACGATGGACGACGCGCCGCCGGTGCCGAAACCAAAGCCGAAAGCTGACCCCGAGGCACCATGATCGATCCGCTGCTCGACCACACAGTCCGCCACCAAGTGAACATGACCCAGTACGGCAACTACGTGCTGGCGAAGATGATCCGGATCCTTAATTTGTCCGATGCCGACCTGATCGGCGCCCTGAATGCGGCGCTGGATGATATGGACGCGGACTCGTTCAAGGTCCAGCGCCTGGACAAACTGCTGGCCAGCGTGCGCGAGGTGAACGCCCAAGCCTATGCCGCGCTTTACGGCGGCATGCAGGAAGAGCTCCAGGCGTACGTTGAGTACGAGGGGCAATTCCAGTACGACCTTTATCGCCACGTTGTGCCAGCCACGTTCAGCATCGCCAGCGTGGTACCTGAGCAGGTCTACGCGGCAGCCATGGCGCAGCCAATGCAGGGTAGGCTGCTGAAAGAGTGGGCTTCGAACCTTTCCGCCAGCCGCCTCCAGCGCGTCAAGGATACGATCGCCGTGGGCTACACCCAGGGCAAGACTACAGGCGACATCGTGCGCGAGATTCGCGGCACGAAGTCTCTGAACTACGCAGACGGCCTACTGGACACCAGCCGCCGCGAGGTTGACGCGGTGGTGCGCACGGCCCTGAGCCACACCGCGCAGATCACGCGCACTCGGTTCACGGAAGAGAACGACGACATCCTCGGCGACGAGATGTGGGTCAGCACCCTGGACGGCCGTACCAGCCCCGAATGCCGAGCCCGCGACCATCTGCTGTACACGAAGGTCGATCACAAGCCAGTGGGACACAACATCCCTTGGCGCGCCGGCCCGGGCCGGATCCACTGGTGCTGCCGCTCGTCGTCGATCGCGCTGCTCAAGGGCCAGAAGACGCTGTACGGTTCGCGCTCGGCTGCCGGCGGGCCGGTCGACGCGAACTTGACCTATGCGGACTGGTTCAAGCGGCAGAGCAACGAGGTGCAGGACCAGGTCATCGGCCCGGCGCGCGGCGACCTGTACCGTGCCGGCAAGTTCGACGTGAAGGACTTTGCAAACGACCGTGGCCGCATGGCCTCACTCAAGGAGTTACGGGAGCGCGATGGCGCCGCCTTCCGGCAGCCGCCTGGCGACTTCACTGTCTACGATTCGACCTGGCCACGTACGCTGCCGGACACCTCGACGCCGGCGCGCCAGCAGGCCGTGGCAATCGAAGAACGGATCCGGCACGATAAACTCGAGACTGGCGCCTTCCTCGCACCCGATGGCAGGGTGCTGGTGCAGCGCCAAGGCCAGCCGGATAAGGTAAGCTTCAAAGGATCGGATTTCGATGGCGTCACCGGCGCGGTATTCACTCACAACCACCCGGGCGGCACGTCATTCTCGCTGGCCGATGTGGCACACGCCGCCGACCTGGATCTCGCTGAACTGCGCGCGGTTACGCCGTTGCAACGCTTCAGTATGATGCCCGGCAAAGCCTGGCCCGACCCTAGCGATATCCAAACGGCATATAATGCAGAGTTGGAGCACGCCAAGCTGGACGTCCACAATCGCGTCACCGGCGGCGAGCTGCAAGCGAAGTTCAAAGCCGCCGAAACCTCCCATGTTTTGTGGGAGCGCGTGGCAAAGCAGCTTGGCATGAAGTACACCCGGGAGAATTCGTAGATGGAACCGCAAAAGTGGCCGGAGAAGCACATTGGCGACGTGATCGTCGAGCGCAAGGGGCATCCTGTATGGTGCGCCCGCGCTGACGTGCGCCCGGACGACGGGAGGTGCTTCTACGATGGCGATCTGAGCGACGTGCTCGAGCCTGATGATTCTCGCGTGGCCGACTGATGCTGCACCTCGTTCCTGATGCTCCCCCTCCGGACAAGCCGAAAACGCGCACCTCGCGCGCCAGCAAGCCGGCTGACATGCTGCAGTGCCCGCGCTGCCAAGGCCGCGAGTTCATCGAGACGGTGATCGGCGCCATGCTTCAGGCGCGCACTCTGAAGGGCGGAACTCGTCAGTTTGTGTGCTTCGGCTGCATGTTGAAGGGCGAAAGGATTGTTGTCGCCTGATAATTGCTAAAATACTCCGAGGCAACTACTTGGAGATGGAATGGCAATTGAGTTAGATTTTTATTATGACGAGAAACGTCAAGGCTATTGGATCAATGGTGGCGGCTTTGATTTCTTCGCCTATTTTACTGAGGACGAAGAGAAAAACACCTATATCGAATGCGATAGCGTGTGCCGTGAGGGCGATGATTTCAAAACATCGATCCAAGTCAAACTTGGCCCTTCTGGGCAGGTACATAGAGATATTCTTGAAACAGCAGTACACAATGAACTAAACAAATGGTGGCCCAACTGGGATGCCTGAAGATTTTCACGAAAGCCGCCCGGGCAACCTGGCGGCTTTTTTTTATGCTGCAAGCGGACGCGAAGCGGCGCCACGGTCGGGATCGACCATTTAACACGGGCGGATGCTCGGGAAAGTCATCATCATGAAACTGAAACTGGACGACAAGGGTAACGCGGTGCTGCAAGACGGTAAGCCGGTCTACGTGCTCGACGACGGGCGCGAAGTGCCTCACGACGCTGCCGCAACCGTGGCCACGATCTCTCGCCTCAATGGCGAGGCTAAAAGCCACCGCGAAGCCAAGGAAGCCGCCGAACTTGCGCTGAAGCCATTCAAAGATGCTGGGATCACCGACGCAACCGCTGCAGCCGAGGCACTGCAAACCATGGGCAATATTAAATCCGGTGACCTGACCACGGCCGCCAAGGTCCAAGAAATCAAGGACGCCGCAGCTAAGTCCGCGCAGGAAGCCGTGGCCAACGCCACCCGAGCCGCGCAGGAAAAAGAAAAGCGACTTAGCGACCAGCTGGCCCAGCGCACCACGGAACTGAACACCCACATCATTGGCGGTTCGTTCAGCGGCTCCAAATTCATCGCCGACAAGCTGGCCATCCCCGCTGACATTGCCCAGAAGGTATTCGGCGATCGGTTCAAGGTCGAGGCGGGCAAGCTCGTGCCGATGGATCAAAACGGCCAGCCAATCTTTTCCGCCACCAACCACGGCAATCACGCCGACTTCGACGAAGCCATCCAGGTGATGGTCAACAGCTATGCCAACAAGGACATGATCCTTAAAGGCTCCGGCGCCTCGGGTGGCGGCGCTGCCGGTGGCGGTGGTGGTGGCAGCGGCGCGAAGTCCATCACCCGTGCCCAGTTCGACGCCATGGACGGCGCCGCCCGTGCCGCAGCTATGAAGGGTGGCGCCACGATCAGCGAGTAATTTCCGCAAAACCGTACCACCAAAGGCTCGCTTTTCGCGGGCCTTTTTTGTATCCGCAATACCGCAACACTTTGCCGGCGCCTGGATGGGCAAGTCGGTGCTTTGGGCTGGATGGCCTGTTTGCTGTGAACCCTCCCAAAACACCTACCGAAAGGCAATTCCATGAAGATGATTCTCTTCGTCGTGGCGGCTCTCGTCGCCCTGACCCTGGCCCCTGTGGCAAAACTGTTCGCTGAAGTGACTGGCGTCGGCGGCCCGGCCGCGCAGAAGATCGAGCTGTATGGCAAGGCATTCGCCGAGATCGCGCGCGCACACCTGCAAAACCACATGTCGGCCTCCGGCATGCAACTGGGCATCCTGACCCTGAATGGCCTGATTCCTACCATCTACGAAGCGATGGATACTGTGTCCCGCGAGCTGGTCGGCTTCATCCCAGCCGTCTCCCGCGATTCGAGTGCTGAGCGGGCGGCAGTGGGGCAGGTCGTAATGTCGCCAGTAGTAGGCGCAATGCCAGCTGAGGATCTGGTCGCCGCAGCTTACGCCGACATGGCGCCAAGCCGCTCGATCGGCAACGTCCAGATGACGATTCAAAAAGCTCGCTCGGTGCCGTTTGGCATCACTGGCGAAGAAACGAAGGGCCTGCAAAGCGCCGGCACGCTGGGCACGATCAACCGTGACAGCATCGTCCAGGCGTTCCGCACCCTGACCAACGAAGTTGAAACCGATCTGGCCGCGCTGCACATCTACGCATCGCGCGCCTACGGCACCGCCAACTTGACCCCGTTCGGCACTGCTGCCGATCTGAGCGACTTCGCGCAAGCCCGCAAGATCCTCGATGACAACGGCGCGCCGCAGTCGGATCTGCACATGGTGCTGGGCTCGTCGGCGGTCGCCAACATTCGCGGCAAACAATCGGGCCTCTTCAAGGTGAATGAAGCTGGCAGTGATGACCTGCTGCGCCGTGGGGCGCTGGGCCAGGTCGAAGGCTTCGACCTGCACAATTCCGGCCAGATCAAGAAGGCCGTATCCGCTGGCACCGCGACCTCCGCGACCACCAACAACGCTGGCTATCCAGTCGGCGCCACGGTCATCACCATCGCGTCGGCCGGTACCGGCAACGTGATCGCGGGCGACATTCTGGGCGTAGCTGGCGATACGGAAAAATACGTCATCGTCAGCGGTGACGCCGACGTCTCCAACGGCGGCACGATCACCATCGCCGAGCCAGGTCTGCAAAAGGCCATTCCAGCCGCAGCAACCGCGCTGACGTTGATTGCCGCGACCACCCGCAACATGTTCTTCCACCGCTCGGCAATCCAGCTGGCCGCCCGTGCACCAGCTATGCCTGAAGGTGGCGACTCGGCGGATGATGTGGTGCTGATCACCGATCCGTACTCGGGCATCACCTACGAGTTCTGCCTGTATCGCGGCAAGCGCTCGGTCCGCTGGGAAGTCAACTTGGCCTGGGGCGTGAAAGCCATCGCGCCACGTCACATCGGTCTTCTGATCGGCGGCTAAACCCCAAACACCACCCGGCGGCCAGTACGGCGCCGGGCAACCTGCGAGAATGCAATGCCAACCATCAAAGTCAAACCCACCCATCCGGCAACCCAGGGCGCTTTCGTCGTCATCGACAAGGCCGATTTCAACCCCGACGTGCACGAGCTGTACGACGACGGCACCGACCAGGGCATGGGCGTAACCGAGCGCGCGCCCACCGTGGCCGAGCTGCAAGCCGCTCACGAACGCCTGCTGGCGCGCGAACGCGAAATGGACGCCGAGCGCGACCGTCTGGCCGACCAAGCCCGCGCCAACGAAGCCGAAGCTCAGCGCCTGGCTGACGAGCGTGTCGCTGCCGACAAGGCCGCAGCGGACAAGGTTGCCGCCGACAAGGCCGCCGCAAAAGCAGCTGAAAAGGCCGCATCGGAATCCGCGAAGAAATAACGCGCCATCACCACCGCCACCAGCCCGCTGCGCACGGGCTTTTCTAATTTCGCCACTGAGATAGCCAATGTCCAATACCACCACGATCAAAGTAGGCGAGTCCGCCAAGACCATCTTGCTTCCCGAGGGGAAAGCGCTGGTTCTGACTGGCGCGCCAGGCACCTCCGGCGTGGCCTACCTCCTGGATCAGGCACTCGGTGGCACGAATTCGCTGCGGTCGTGGACCCTCGGCGAGGGCGCACTGGCCGCCATCGGCCCATACGAAAACACCCAAAAGATTCACCTGACCTGCTCGGCCGGATCAATTGCCGCCACCGTCAAGGAGGCGGTGCTGACGATTTCTAGCACTTCAACGCCAACGCCTACGCCGACCCCAACCCCGACGCCTTCCCCGACTGTACCGGGCCAGCCAGCTAAGCCTGTGCTGACGGCCATGGCCGGCGCGGTGAGTTTGGCGTGGACCCCTGGCGCCGCCGGCAGCACCGCCACCACCGGCAATGCTTGGACCGACATCAATGGCAATGTGACGCAGCTGACGACGAATCCGCAGGTAATCAGCGGCCTGCCAGCGGGCACCCCATACACCGGTACCGTCACCACGCGCAACGCGCAGGGCGCTGGACCGGCGTCGGTGCAGGCTGACGCGGTTACGCCGACCGCTCAACCTTTCCCCACCACCATGCGGTCGCTGTATGACGCAGTTTGGGGATCGTCAGCATTCGCTACGCAGGTGGGAATGCAGGACGCGGCACGGGAAAGCATCCTATTCCGCAACGAAACCACTATGGTTGCTCAATTCATTATGAGTGGACTAGCAAACAATAACTACAGCCAGCCGGCTGGCACGTGGGTGGATATCCCTGCGATGACCCAGGTGCTGGTTACTGACCCTGGCAAGCCGTACATTCGCGGCAAGGCATTTGCAATCACGAGCATCACCAGCGACGGCACAACGGCCACGGTCACTACCGCGGCTGCGCACGGGCGATCCACCGGCGATAGCTTGCGTATTCAGGATGCGACGCCGGCCGGATACAACGGCTCGTTCCCGAACATTACCGTCACCGGCGCGAACACGTTCACGTATCCGCTCGCGGGCGCACTGGCCAATACCACCGTTCCCGGCACGTGGGCCGGCCGCCCGCTGTCCGGTTTCACCGTCCAAACTAAGGCGACCAAATAATGACCATCACCAATCAGGCGTTGACGCCACTCGACCAGCCGCGCTACACGTTGTCGAATCCTGTTTTGGCCGCCGTTCCTGCGATCATCCCGCAGATGATTAGCCGTTCGGGAAATCTGGCGTATGGCCGGCGTGCCAGCGATAACGCGCTGTGCTTCTCGCTGGACGAGACCGCTACGTGGACGTTCCTCAACAACAAACCGCCGCAAAAAACGCAGGGCATCATCGAGACTTATGACGGCGAACTGTTGCTGCTGTGTAGTGATAGTGCCAGCCCAGGGTCTTCGGGAACGCTGCTGATTTACAAATCGACGGGCTGGTCGGCAAACAAGGTGACGGCAACCTTTGCGCTGAAAAAAACGGTGTCCGCCGCAAATGCTGGCATCGCGTCGCAATGGTCGTTCAACAACGGCTGCACCACCCCGAGTGGCGTGATCGTGACCAACCAATACGGTCAGCAGACGCAATCGACAGGCGACAACTCGCAACGTGCTATTCAGAGCTACATCAGTTTTGACCACGGCGAGACCTGGGCAGACCTGATGAACCTGCTAAATTTGGGTTACACGAACCCTATCGGCGTGCATTGGCACGGTTGCTGCGCTTCGGCATTGGATAATCGTGTCTATCTCAGCTATGGCGACAATACTGGCAACGGCCCAGCTATCGCCGGCACTGGCAACCTTCAGGTGGCGTATGTGAACCTGGAGGATATGAGTGTCGGTTTCCTCCCGTCGCCACCGCAATACCCGTTCGCAGCCGGCGATTCGATGCAGTACACGGGCATCCGCTGCGCCGATGACGGCAGCTTGATTTTCTCGCCAGACGCGCGACCATACGCCATCATGGTGTACGGACGTACCGGCTACCGGCAGTTCAACGCGATGCATTGGACCGTACCAGTGGGTACCGGCGACGTGCGTACGATCGGGAATGGCATCACCCAAGTAAAGGTGGGCGAGCCATGCTTTACGTCTGCAAACCTCGACGCGAACACCAACAGCCTGGGGGCATCCAGCGCGACGCCGACGATCTGGATCGGCCCCAACGGTACCGACTGGCAGCAGCTGTGGACTGATGCCAGCAACCAGCTCAGCGCCGGCGAGGGGGTTTATATGTCCATCATCGGTATGTTCGCAAGCGGAAAATTCCTGGCCATTTATACCAGCACCGAATCCGGTCTTGGTACGCGCATGCTGACCGGTACCGTAACGGCAACCTAATCGACTGGGCAAAAAATGCTAACTGTAGAAACGGGGGGCGGGCTGCCGGATGCTGACAGCTACGCAAGTGTGGCCGAGGCTGATCGCCATCTGGCCGACCTGGGCGTCACTGACTGGACGCCGCTGGACGAGGCCGATAAGGAAATCGCGCTCCGCAATGCGACACGCTTCATGCGCACGAACTACCGCCTGCGGTGGGCTGGCCAGCGCGTGTACCAGACGCAGGCGCTGGACTGGCCGCGCTACGACGTGTGCGTGGACGGCTGGCCGGTGCGCAGCGATGTCGTGCCGCCAGAGGTGGTCAGCGCCTGTATCGACCTGGCGGCGCGTGCCGGGCGCGGCGAGCAGCTGATGCCCGACCTCGACACCGGCTCGAATGTCGTGAAGCGCGACAAGACCGGGCCGCTCGAAACGGAATATTTTCAGAACACGACCGAGGCGCGCGAGCGCTTCGTGGCCGTCGATGCCGCGCTGGCGCCTTTCTTCGGCGCGGCCGGTGGCGGCGGCATAATCAAATTGGTGCGGGGATGAGCAAATACCCTGTTGTTCAAATTGAAGGCTGCGCCGTGCACGAGAATATCTACACCTCCGGCGGCAAGGTTTGGACTGTCACCAACTTGGTGGCGCGCGCCAAGGAAATCGAGCCATTCGACTTGCCGCTGGCGGCGATCTATGCTGGCGTTGATGTCTGGACGCCGACCGGTTCGGCCTATGGCATGGCCTTCCACATGCGCCGCGCGCTGGATGTGGATACCAGCTACCCAATCATCCTCTGCGAAGAGGGCTTCATCATGGACGGCTGGCACCGTGTGCTGCGCGCGCTTATCGACGGCAAGCCCACCATCAAGGCGGTGCGCTTCGCGAAAACGCCGCCGCACGATTACCTCCAGGCGCCCACATGACTGACTACGCCAAGAAAGCCCGCGAGACCGACGTCAAGCTGCGCAAAAAGGGCGCCACGGTCACGCTGCGCCGCATCGTGCTCGGCGACGATGATCCGGACAAGGGCAAACCCGAGCAGGTGGTCAACGACTACACGGCCGTTGGCGTCAAGTTTGGCTACGTGGCCGAGCGCATCGACGGCAAGCTGATCCAGTCCGGTGACCAGGAGATGCTGCTTTCGCCGCTGCAGCTGAACGGCCAGCCGCTCCCGGAACCGACCGCCGGCGACCTGGTGCTGATCAACGGCGCCAAGTTCGCGATTCACAACGTCGCCAAGCTCGAGCCGACCGACGTCGTGATTCTCTACACCCTGCAACTGCGAGGCAACTGATGGCCGGATCGTTCAGCGCTGACCTGACCAACTTCATCCGCCACACCGGCGGAAACATCGACAAAGCCCACCGCATGGCCATCGTGCTGGTGGCGCAGGGAGTGGTGATGGGCAGCCCGGTGGACACCGGCCGGTTCCGTGGGAACTGGCAGTTTGGCAAGGTACTGCCGCAGGGCGTGCTGCCCACGCTCGATACGTCCCGCGCAGCGGCAATCGCTCGCATCGCAGGACAGACCGTCGGCGTGAAGGCCGGCGGCGAGGTGTGGGTGGTGAACAATCTGCCGTACGCGGGCAAGCTCGAATACGGCTACAGCCAGCAGGCGCCCAGCGGCATGGTGCGCGTCACTCTGGCCAACCTGCCGGCGGCGCTGGAAAACTACGTGCGAGGGCTGCAATGAGCAACAAGATTATCCGGTCGGCGCTCGAAGGCCACCTCAAGGCCTGGGCCAGCGCACAAGTGCCGCCGCTTCCGGTCTTCCTTGAGAACCGCAGCAAGGTGCCCGCGACCGGTGAGCGCCACCTGCGCGCCGACCTGATGCCTGCCGTTACACTCGACCCCAGCCAGGGCGCGCAGCACCGGCGCTACCACGGCATGTACCAGGTGGGCGTGTTCCTGCCCGAAAACGAAGGCACCGGCGACGCCGACGACCTGGCCAAGGCCATCGAGGTGCTGTTCAAGTGCCCGACGGTCATTACCAGGCTGGGGCTTAATGTCCGGATAATGCAAACGCCATCGATTGCCGCCTCGCGGTCCGACGGCAACGGATTCTGGATGACGCCCATCACCATCAAGTACTCGGCTGACGACTTCAGCTAAACAACCGCACTCAACACCATCCACCAGCGCCTTCGGGCGCTTTTTTTTCGTCCGAAGAAAGGCAACCCCATGGCAATTCAAACTCAAGTACTGACCAAGGTCATCCGCAAGAAAGAGGCTGTGTTCGGCGCGCTGCCGGGCGCCTCCGGCGCGCGCGAGTTCCGCAAGGTCAGCGACAGCATTGCGCTGAAAAAGAACAAAATCCAATCGGCCGCGATTCAGACCAACGCGCAGCGCCCGATGGCGCGGCACGGCGGCCGTACCGTCGACGGCAACATCGGCGTAGAGCTGGCGCTGGGACTGATCGATTCCGAACTGGCCTCGGTGATCCGTCGTGACTGGACGGCCGTGGCGCCATTGGCCGGCCTGACCGTCACGGCCGCCGCCGCCGCGCCGCACTTCGTGCGCTCCGCCGGTTCGTGGATCACCGACGGCCTGGCGCTGGGTATGCTGGTGAAGTTCTCGGGCTTCACCGCCGGCGCCGCGGTGAACAACGGCAAGCTGTACACCATCATCGCGCTGACCGCCACCGAGATCACCGTGGCCGAGTCGGTCGTGGCCGCCGCCAACGCCGCCGCCATCGGCCTGACCGTGCCGGGCAAGATCACCTACATCCCCGAAACGGGCCACACCAACGACAGCTACACCATCGAGAAGTGGTACAGCGCCGTGGGCGAGTCGTACCGCTTCACCGGGCAGCGCGTGGCCTCCGTGAACATTGGCCTGGCAGCCGACGACAAGGTCTCTGCCGAAATCGCCTACATGGGCCAGGACCGCCAGAAGGCCGGCACTGCTTACTTCACCAATCCTGCTGCGCCCGGCGGTGGCGACATGCTGGTCACGCCATCCGGTTTGGCCATTATCAACGGCAAGGCCACCAAGGTCTGCACCAACTTCAGCCTCGACATCAACGGAAATGCGTCGGTGGGCAAGGTGGTCGGCGCCAACGTGACCCCGGACGTCTTCATGGACATGATCGACGTCAGCGGCCAGATCAGTGTGTACTACGAGAACGGCGAAATGGACGACTATTTCGACCAGGAGCAGTCCATTTCGCTGATCAACCGCCTCGATGACGGCATCGGCGGCGCCTTCGTCATCGCCATGCCGTACGTGAAGGTGTTCGGCGGCGGCGAATCGGGCGACAAGGAAATCATCCGTCAATACGACTACACGGCCGGCCCGAATGCCGCTGGCACCGGCGCCGGTAAGTCCACGATTCTGTTGCAAGACACCACCCTGGTGTAACCCATACAACCCGGCCATGTGCCGGGCTTTCTGTTTCGGCGCAAGCCACCCCAGCACGGACCGGACGCTGTCGCCTTCGTCGGCGCAGCGGCCGGCACCGGCACCTATTCATCCGACGAAAGGTACTACCCATGAACGCCATCACCAACAACGCAGTAAAAATCGCATCCGCCGGCTTCGACATCGCGCTGCTGGCCAGCCCAGAGAAGATCGCCAAGGTTCATACCGTGGAAGTCGCCCACGACGACGACGGCAACATGCTGGCCGGCTTCGATATCGTCGGCAAGAACTCGACCCAGTATCGCGACGTGATCCGCGCCACGTCGGTTACCGCCATCAAGCGCAGCCAGACCAAGAAAGAGCAGATCGACGCGAAGACCGAAAAAGGCGCCGGCACGCTGTACGACCTGGGCGAAGGGCGCAATCGCAAGATCGCCATCGCCGTGGTCGTTGGCGCGCCGGGCTTCGTGTCCAACGGCCAACCGGTCGAGCTGACCGAAGGCTTCCTGAACCTGTGCTTCGACGCGCAACCCACCTGGCAGGAAAAGATCCTTGCCGCGCTGGAAGCTGATGCCAATTTTTTGGCGATCTAAAGCGGCAACTGCTTGAGCACGCCAAGGCGTCGCTCAAGCTGGCCGCCAAGCAGAAAGACGGCAAAACCTTGCGCTGGCACCTGGAGAAGGTGCTGGAGCAAACCGGCATCCCGCCGCCTCAGCTCGACACCCCGCCGATCCCGCACGAGCTCACGCACGTGTGGGAGTACTTCTGCCAACTCAGCGCCAAGCGAACGTGCGGCGCCATGGCGGCCAATCCCGTCTCCGACGAGCAAATAATGGCCTGGGAGCGGCGCCACGGCATTCGCCTCTCGCCGTTCGAGGGCGAGTGCATCGACGCGCTGGACCAGGTGTTCCTGACCAGCGAGTAGGGCGGCCGCGTGCCGCCCACACCGAATCACCAGCCGCCCGCAAGGTGGCATTTCTATTGGGCCTTCCATGACCGTTGACGTCGCTACCCTCGCAATTCGCATCAATTCGCTGGAGGCGCGCAACGCCGCTCGGGATATGGACCGCATGCGGGATTCCGGCGGCCGAGCCGAGCGCCAAGTCAGTAGCCTGGAAACGGCTACCCGTAAGCTCACCGAAACGTTGGCGCTAATCGGTATTGGCGCCGGCATCGGCGCGATCATCCGCATGGCCGACGAGTACACCAAATTCACGGCGCAATTGCGCCTGGCCACCACGTCCACGCGCGAGTATGCGGCCGCGTTGGATGACGTACGCCGCATTGCCAACACCTCCCAGCAGGATCTCGCCTCGACGGGGGTGCTATACGCACGAATCGCGAACGGCACGCGCGAGCTGGGCGTGGGGCAAAAGCAGGTCGCATCGATCACTGAAGTGGTCAATCTGGCCTTGAAGGTGTCCGGCGCCACCGCGTCCGAGTCGGCATCGGCCATGCTGCAATTGTCGCAGGCCTTCGCCTCTGGCACGCTGCGCGGTGAGGAATTCAACGCAGTGAATGAGGCAGCGCCCCGCCTGATGAAAGCGCTTGCCGACGGCATGGGGTTGCCGGTGGGCGCCCTCAAAAAGATGGCGGAAGAGGGCGCTATCACGTCGAAGATCATGGCGACCGTACTCCCACAAGCCCTCCAAGACTTGAAGGAAGAGGCGAAGCAGGTTCAGACCATTTCCGGCTCGTTCACCGTGCTGAAAAACAAGGTTATGGAACTCACCGCAGTAAAAGCTGAGGCCAACGGCATGGTTCGTCTACTCACCAGCAGCCTGTCGCTTCTGGCTGAGAATCTGGACGTGGTGATGGCCGCAATGAGCGGCTTGTTTGCGGTAAAAATCGCCGGCTACTTCATCGCCGGCGCGGCTGCCGTGAACGCCTACCTTGCCGCGAATGCCGAACTGGCCGCTTTAGTCGTAGCCGAAAAGGCTGCGCTGGTGGCGCGCGCCGAAGCCATGGTCGCCAGCACCGCTGCGACCGCTGCGTCCACTGCGGCGAAGCTCGTGGAAACTGAAGCCGTGTTGGCGGGGCTGGTAGCCCAGCGTGCGGAGATCATCGCTATTCGCGAGAGCGCAGTCGCGCACCTGACGCAAGCTCGCTCCGCGATTGCGTCCGCTGAGGCCGCCATCGCGGCTGCATCGGCTGCCGGCGCCCAAAGCTACGCGCTGCGCATCTTGAGTTTGTCGACCGCTGAATTGGTTGTTGCGGAGGCCGCCCGTGCCGCGGCGATGGCCGAACTTGCCGCCCTCGGTGTGGCGCAAGCTCGTGTGTCCGCCCAAATCACCGCTGCAACTGCTGCGCAAACGGCTGCAAGCGCAGCTAATACGGCCGCGACTACCGCTCAAGCTGCTGCGCAGGCTGGTCTGGCCGGCGCTACTGGGCGTACGGCCGTATCGGTCGGTGTGTTGACGACGGCGCTTCGCTTCCTTGGCGGTCCCATTGGGATTGTTACAGCGTTGCTCGGACTTGGTGTAACTGCGTGGGTGCTTTGGGGGAACAAGGCCAAGGAATCAGCAGAGAAGGCGGGCGAGTCGTTCGACGAAGCGCACGACCGCATTATAAAGGGGCTGGACCAACAGATCGACAGAAACGAAAAGCTTATCCAGTTGCAGAAGCTTGGCACCCCGAAAGACAAGGCGGAAAAAGATCTGCCTGTTCTCGATCAACTGAAAGCGGCGTCTGCCCTGTTGAATGATATCAATAATCGCACCGGCGATTATGCGCCAGGTAAAGGAAAGAGCGAAACCGACGTACTGATCGATCGTCTGAACGTTATCAAAAAAATCGGTGAGGAAACAGAGAAGCTCCAAAAGCGCAACGCGACAGATGATCAGGCGGCTGCTTTTGGCCCGGCGGCCCAGGCGCTGGAAGCTGTGCGCGAGCGTTTGACCGGCGTGAATAAACAGTACCTTACCGATCTCAAGGCACTGCAGGCCGCCCGGGAGGCCAACGCAATCCCGGAAAAAGAATACATCGAACTGGTTTCAAAGCTTGCTACCGAAACTTGGAAGGCATCGGACGCGGGTAAAGATCTGGCGGCCAATAGCAAGGCGCAGATAGATGCACGCCTCGAAGCCATTAAGTCGGGCATCGAGCGCGAGAAGAACATGCGAGCGGAAGGCGTGACTTCGGTTACTGAACTGCAGCGGCAAGGGCTTGCCTCCGACTATCAGGTGTACACTGCCCGGCGCGACGCCGCGATCAAAGCCGGCGAGGATTCGGTGAAGGTATTTGACGCCGAGATCACCGCGCTGTCCGCCTACAACGGCAAGGACGTGGCCGAGCGTGTTGCCAACGGCGCCAAAATCAAGCAACTTGGCACCCAGCGCAACGAGGCACTTCGCTCATCGCTGGCCACCGCAGAGCAACTGCGCATCGCGTACGAGTACGACCGCGACAAGCCGGCTCGCGATGCTGAAGCGGCGAACGCCAAGGAGCTGGTCGCTATCAATGACCAGATCGCCGCGACCGAGATGCAGATCGCCGCATTCAACAAACTGCCGTCGGCGGTCACCGCAGCGACCATTGCGCAACTGGAAGCCGAGAGGGCAACTGTTTCTCTATTCGAGGGGAGCGATAAGGCTGTGGCCGCAATCGACGCCAAGATCGCAGCGTACACGCGTCTGGCCGGCGTGCAGAAGGTCGGCGAGGCGCTGGACACGAGCACCAGCGTGGCGAAAGCCAAGGAACTGCTAGACATCCTGGTTGCCGTGGACAACGCAGCGAAGTCGGCTGCTCAAGGCATGGCCGCATCGTTCGGTACCGTGGGCACCGCTATCGGGGGCCTGACCACGGCGCTGACCGACTACGCCGTGCAGCAGCAGGCCGTGGCCGCGCAGTTGGCGGCCGTGAAGGCGGATCCAAAGAGCAGCGCTGACAAGATCGCCAAGGCTGAGATCGCTGCTTCGAAGGCCTCGGCCCAGGCGCAAATCAAATCCTACGGCGACATGGCGGCCGCGTCGAAGGGCTTCTTCAAAGAGAACTCGAAGGGTTACAAGGTGATGGAGACCACGGAGCGCGCATTCCGTGCATACGAGATGGCCATGGCTTTGGAGTCGATGGTCAAGAAAGTCTTCTTCAAGGAAGGGGAGGTGGCTGCAAACGTTGCCCTGAACGCGACCAAGCTTACCGGCGAGGCCGCGACCACGGCAGCGTCTACCGGCCTGGCAGCGACCGAGGCCAGTGCCTGGGGTATCACGGCCGTGGTGAAAGCGATGGCGTCGCTACCGTTCCCGCTGAACTTGGCGGCCGGCGCAGCAACTCTCGCGGCCGTTGTAGCTGTTGGCGCCAAGATGTTTGGGGGCGTCGGTGGTGGCGCGAGTGTATCCCAGCAGCGACAGGCCGCCAATGGTACCGGCACGGTGCTGGGCGACAGCAATGCTAAATCCGAATCGATCGCACACAGCCTGGCCATCATGGAGAAAAATTCCGGGCTGGGCCTGGCGCACACCATCTCGATGGACCTGTCGCTGAAACAGATGGTGGCGGGGATTGGCAATCTGGCAGGTCTGCTGGCGCGCAGCGGCGTTGTCGCCGCTGGCGGTGGCGCAGCTGCCGGGGTCCAAACCGGAACGACCATCCCCGGCGGCTCCCTTGGCACCGCCGCAGGCATGGCTGCCGGTGGCCTGGGCGGTGCTGCACTGGGCGCCTACGTAGGCATGGGCAGTTTCATGAGCACCTCGCTGCTGGCTGTGGGCGGTCCCTTGGGGATTGCCATCGGGGCTGTCTTGGGCACGGTGCTGGGCAAACAGTTGGGCAAATTGTTTGGTTCCACCACGTCGATCACCGATCAGGGCATTACCGGTAAAGCAATGTCGCTGGGCCAGATCGATGATCTCGGTTTCACTGCGCAAGCCTACGCGGATGTGCAGAAAAAGAAAAAGGCGTTCGGCGTCACGTACAGCAACAAGAGCGACACCAATTACGCGAACTTGTCCGATGAGATGAATGACCAGTTCACGATGATTATCACCGGTATGGGTGACACCATTCGTGGCGCAGCCGGCGTGCTGGGCCTGGACGGCGCGGCATTTAACGAACAGCTCAATTCTTTCGTTGTCGATCTCGGAAAGATCAGCCTGAAAGACCTGACGGGAGAGGAGCAGCAGAAGGCTCTTGAGACAGCGTTCTCAAAACTGGGCGACGATATGGCCCGCTGGAGTGTAGCAGGCATCGCGCAGTTCCAGCAGGTGGGTGAGGGGTATCTGGAAACGCTGGTGCGGGTTGCCAATGAACAGATGCAAGTCAATGACGTGCTGGCGGTGCTTGGTAAATCGTTCAATTCGACCGGCCTCGGTGCGGTCAAACTCAGCCAGGATCTGATTGCGGCAGCCGGTGGGCTGGAAAAACTGACGTCGGGGACGGCCTACTTTGCCGAGAACTATCTCAGCGAAGCCGAGCGCATGGCGCCGATCACTAAATCGGTCAGCTCTGCAATGACCGCGCTCGGGTATTCGAACGTCACCACCAGCGAGCAGTTCAAGGCGCTGGTGCTGGCGCAGGACCTGAACACGGCGGCCGGCCAGGCGCTGTACGGCCAGCTGATTGCCATTGCGGAACCATTTAAGCAGGCCGCCGACTACGCCGCCGAATTGGCGGCTGCCACGGGCGAATTCGCAGCAGTCGCAAAAACTGCCAGCGAGATCGCCAGTGAGCATCGCGACCTGCAACAGCAGCTCAACGAACTCACGAAAAGCGACGCGGAACTGCTGGCCATCCAGCGGGCCGGCATCGCCGACGTGAATAAGGCGCTGTTCGACCAGGTGCAGGCGGCCAAGGCTGTGGTATCGGCCAAGGATGCGCTGGCAACCGCGTACGACAAGGAAGCCACTGCAGCCAAAACCGCTATCGAAAAATCGAAAGCATGGGTGACCACACTAAATGGCCTGAATGCCAATCTCGCACTGGGCAACCAGTCCAACCTCACGCCAGAGCAGAAATACGCGGAGGCGCGGGCGCAGTTCGAGAAGACGCTGGCGGCTGCCAACGCCGGCGACACGACGGCACAGTCCGGGCTGTCCGCGGCCGAGCAGGCGTTCCTGACCGCCTCCCAGGTGGTCAATGCATCGGATGCCAAATACGCCGCAGATTACGCGCGCGTGGTTGCGGCAAACGAGGAGGCGCTCAAATGGGCGACGGTGCAGGTCGACCTGCAGCAGGCCAGCTATGACGCTCTCGAAGCGCAGGTCAAGGGCCTCATCACCATCAACGACAGCCTGCTGACGGTGGCGCAGGCCATTGCCAACCTGCCAGCGGCGATGAGCGTGTCCGATGGGCTGGGTGTGAAGTTCACCGAGGTGCCGGCCGCGACGGCGATGGTGGCCAGCGCGGCGCCAGCGATCGACTACAGCCGGTACTCGGCCGCGTCGAATGCAGGCTCGGATGCGCTGGCGGCCGAGGTGAAGGCGCTGCGGGCTGAAGTGGCTGGGCTGCGCGCCGATCAGGCGAAGCAGACCGGTGCGCTGATCCAGTCGAATGAACAGGCCAACGCCAAGGCAGCCGACAAGGTAGTCGATGGCGTCCAAAAATCGGCCACGGCTTCGGCCTGGTCGTCTACTGTGAAAGGAGAATATGCATGACCGATGAGCAATTCATGGCCTGGCTGAAAAACCCAGCCGCAGTGCGCATGGTGCTGATCGAGGCGGAAGTGAACGTGGATGGCGCCGAGGTGACGCGGTATATCGCCTCGCGCGAGTATGTCACCGGCCCGGCCGACACGCCAGCCAACACGGTGTATCTGCCGCTGGCCAAGGGTGGACTGGCGTTTACGGAGCAGGTCAGCCTGACCGGGGAGGCCTCGCTGTCCAGCGGCGACATTGAGCTGGATAACGGCGATGGTGCGCTCGATGGCTGGCTGGGCGACGTGTGGCGCAATCGCCGCATTCGCGCCTGGTGCGGCGATCCGTCGTGGCCGCGCGCGGATTTCCGACTGGTGTTCGACGGCATCGTCGATGACATGGGCAGTGCGAGTCGCGACACAGTGAACCTGGTGCTACGCGACAAATTGCAGCGACTGAACACGCCGATCAGCGAAGTCAAATTGGGCGGCACGTCGACAAACAAGGACGCGGTCCTGCCGGTCCCGTTCGGCGAGTGCCACAACGTGGCGCCGTTGCTCACGGACCCGGTAACGCTGGAATATGGTTTCCTCGGAGCGGTCGAATCCTCGTTCGAGGTGCGCTCCAACGGAAAGCCCATCGCGGTCGCGCTGAACAACCAAGCCGGCCGGTTCAATCTGACCACGAACCCGTTTTCAACGACGATCACGGCCAGCGTGCAGGGCGATGCCGGCGGCGGCTATGCGCCTCGCATTGCACCGCTTGTGCGGCGCATCGCCACGGCGTACGGCAAGGCCGCCGGCCGATTTACCGAGGCCGACCTCGACGTCGCCAACTTGGCCACGTTCGACGCCGCGCACCCGCAGCCGGTAGGGCTGTACGTGGCCGACCGGACCAACCAGGCGGTGGCAATCCAGCAATTGGCTTCCAGCGTGGGCGCGCAGGCAATCATGTCCGCCACCGGGCACCTGCGCCTTGTGCAAATCGCGTTGCCCGCGCCCGGCGTGCCGGTAAAGATCGGAGCGAACCAGATGCTGGCGAATTCGATGCGTCCAGCCGAGCGCCTGCCGGTGGTAGCCGCGGTAAAAATCGCGTTCGACCGGAACTGGACCGTCCAGGCAGCGTTGACCACCAGCATCCCGCCGGCGCACGCCGACCTGTACGCCACCGAGTGGTTGACCGAGACGGTCGTGGACGAGGCGGTTCAAGCGCGTTACCGCGAGACTGACGATCCGGTCCAGATCGAAACGTGCCTGAAAACGCGCGCCGACGCGCGCGCCGAAGCCGAGCGCCGCCTGGCGCTGCGTAGCGTGCCGCGTACTGTGTATGAGTTCGACGGCGAACCGGAACTAATGGTGCTGGAACTGGGCGCGCCCGTTGTGCTGCGCGACGAGCGCTGGGGCCTGGCCGCCGGCGCGCCTGGCGTGGTGGTGATGATGCAGCGGAACTGGATCACCGGCCGCGCTACCGTAGGAGTATTGGTATGACAGCAATTGTAGGCGAACGCGACGTGTTACTGCAGGCTACTGCCGAGCGGTTCAGCACCGTGGCCGACGGCAAAAACATCATGATGTCGGCGGTACCGCCGCTGTTTCATTTGGACGCCACCGGCGCGCCCATGGAGCCATCCATCGCGATCACGGCCAAACCAATTAACCTAGTTGGCGCCATCAAGTTCAGTGCTACTGGCGCCACACTGGTGGTCAACGGCAACGTGGCGACCGTTAACTTCGACAGCGTCACGTCGGATACGGTCGTGGTGCAGGCGAAAATTCGCGAGTTCGGCGTTGACCACGTCAACCAGTACGTGATCAGCACGGTCCGCGACGGCCAGAACGGCAATCCCGGGCTGGCTGGCCTGAACACTGCCCAGGCATTCACGTACAAGCGCGCAGCCACCGCGCCGACGGACAGCCCCGGCGACGTCATTTACACGTTTGCCAGCGGCGCAATCACCACGCCTGCCGGCAACGATCTCGCCAATGGCTGGTCGAAGAACATTCCGGCCGGTACCGCGCCGCTTTACGTGCGTGTGGCCTCGGCAAACTCGCGCAACCCAACCGATGCGATCGCCGCAGCAGAATGGTCGAGTGCCGTACAGCTGGTGAAAGATGGCGCGAAGGGTGAACAAGGCGACGAGGGCGCTGATGGCCTGAATGTGGCCTCAGTGCGTATCTATCAGCGCGGCACCACCAACGTGGCGCCGGCGTTGCCCACGGCGACTACTACCTTTACGTTCGCCACCGGCGCGCTGGCCGGCCTGAACAACGGCTGGCAGACGCAGGTACCCACCAGCGGCGGCGCGTACCTGTTCACGTCCGGCGCCACGGCGGCCTCGAAGTCCGCGACCGATGAAATTCCGGCCAACGAGTGGTCGGCGGCTGCGCGCCTGGCTGCCGACGGCGCCGCTGGGCAGCGCGGCACGATCACCATCACCGCGCCCGGCTATTCCACCTGGTCGGATGCGTCGGCAGTGTACGAGATCGGAGCCGCCGGCTACGGCGAGCCGATCAACCGCGACATGGTGACGCTGTACGACGCCACGCACGCGGTGACGAAATTTTATGTGAACGGATCCTGGTTGGAGGCGGGTACGTTCATCAACGGCAATCTGCTGGTCGATGGCACCATCGCCGCGCGCGCGCTGGCGGTGGACGACTTGGCCGCGATCACCGGGAAGTTCTCCCGCATGACGTCCGGCGATATCGAGGGTGCTGTGATTCACGGCGGCAGTGGCTATCCGTACGGCCACGGCTACAACTGGCCGACCAATGGTGGAGATGGCTTCCATTTAAGCGCGGAGGGTCTTCTGTTTGGCAATTTCAATGCCGCGAAATACGCGCAGTTCGATGCGAACGGAGACATCCGTACACCGCAGTTCACGAGCATCGGTGGCAAGGCGAAGTTTGGCGGGGAGCTATCGGGCGTGGTCGGATCCTTCGCGCTGATCCAGAGCCCTTCTCGTATCGGCAACGTCAATGCGGCCGGCTACGACCTGAACGGCAACGGTCTGTATTTCTATGATGGCTTGAACGCGTTGCCCTATATCGAAATTGGGGAGTACATCACATGACGACAGGTTGCCGCGTGCGACAGAACAACGTGGTGGTGTTCGACTCATCGCTAGCTACTGGCGGGGTATGTCTGGGCATTGTCACCGTACCTGCCAGCGGCGGAAATTTCGACTTCCCGGATTTCGCCGGCGCTACGGGCGCTGCGCTGTCAGCAGGCACCGGTCGCGGCGCGCCACTCGCAGTAATCAGCAATCCACCAGGTCGCTTGCGGTTTGCTTTCCCGTCGGCAGCAGCGGGGGCGCAGGTTGCGCTGTTCGCCAAATGAGCGCACGCGGCATGCGTCTGCGCAATGGCGCTCGGGAGCTCACGCTCAGCACGGATGCTATCGGCCTGGTTTGCATTGGCAAGATGGCGTTACAGGGTGCGGTAGTACAGCCAACCGGCGTCGCCACCTTGGATATACCGGGTCGAGTGGGTGGCTATGCCCGGTATCGCATTAATTCACCGACACCGATCGTAGTCGCATTGGACTTGCCGATCGGTCGGCGCGTGGGTGTCATCAGCGTCGTTCAGGTGTCAACTGGGGTTTGGGAAGCGACGTGTTACTGCGGCAGCACACCTGACGCAAATGATATGGACACCGTGCAGTACCAGCTTGATGTCTGGGCGTTTGCCGCTGCCACGAAATACGGCACTCGCGGCGTGCTGCTTCGGAACCCGGCGACAATGCAGGTGACTTACGACCTGTCGCAGCCGTATCCACTTTTTCCACGTGGCAGCGGGGTTAATACTGGGTTGCCGCAGGAAATCGTGTCTGTTACGCGGCCGGTAGTGATGGGCGCGCCGGCAGACGACTTCAGTTCTCATGGCCTCGCGCCAAGCACCAACAACACCTTCCTGTTCACGCAACTGCTCGGGGCGTGGACGCGCACGTCAGCCACGACGCTCTCCAGCGGCACCATCGTCAGTCAGCGCTATCAATACAACGCCACCGAGGCGCGGGACGGCAGTAACGGTGATACCTATAACCGGTGCGCATATTTCATCCTTGAGGGGGCGCTCTTACCTTGAACAACCTACGAATCCTCCACGACAATGCTATCGACCGGGCGGTGCTGACGGCGTCGAGCCAGGCCGGCACGCTGGGCCCGGCCAACCTGCAGCGTGACGAGCGGTCGGAGGTGCTGCGCGCCACCGGTACCGGAGTGACGATCACGGCCACGTGGCCCACAGCCGAACTGATCGGCTGTGTGGCGCCGATCCGCACGAACATGAACAGCTCGGCGCGCATGCGCGTGCGAGGTTATGAGCGGTTGGGCGACGCGGTGCCGGTGCTCGACACTGGCCTGATGCTTCCATGCCCGGAGGCGCCGCTGGGCGCTTCTCCGTTCGGCTACCTGCCGCTGGGCTGGAACGGCTACAAATGGGGCGGTGTGAACACCTGGGCGCGCGGCGGCGGCTCGGATGGCGTGGCCTGGTTTGAGCCGGTCAGCGTTCGTCAGCTGGTCATCGACCTTTCGTCGGTCGACAACCCTGACGGCTACCTCGAAGTGTCGCGCCTGGTCGCCGGCATGTATTGGGCGCCGGAATACAACGCGAGCTACGGCGCCGGCCTGACGCAGGTGGACACCAGCGAGGGATATCGAACTGCTGCCGGCGCCGCCAAAACGAACGTCGGTACACGGCACCGGCTGCTCAACATCAACCTGGAATTCCTGACGCCGCCCGACCGCGCGCGCCTAGCCCGCATCGTGGACGAATGCGGCACGGTGCGGCAGCTGCTGTGCAGCCTGTTTCCCGAACACGCCGACCCGGTGCTGGAGCAGCAGCATCTGGTCTACGGCCGCGTCGCAAATATCGACGCCATCAGCGCAACGAGTTTCAGCATTTATTCCGCTCCACTCCAAATCGAAGGATATTGAGAAAATGGCAAACAAATTCAAAGCGGGCATGACAAATTTTGTCGAGGTGCTGAACCAAATGTGGGATGCCTTCAGCGCCGGCCCGTACAACGCGGTCCCGCTGACTGGCGGGCGTATGTCCGACACCCTGTTCCTGGGCACCGGTATTTCTGCGAGTTGCCTCACCGCCCCTCCAGCTACTTCAAACGCTGCTGCCGGAACGACGTCCGAACCGTTTCGCCTGGGCGTAACGCAGACCCCCTCCAACTGGGCAGGATGTTGGAGTTTTTTAACCAGTCAAGGAAATGGGTCTGCTCGAAAGGAAGGTTACCGCCTTGAGCTTAAGGCCTATGACACTGATTCTGCACAATTCACCCCCACCCTGCTCGCAATTCAAGGGGATGGGACTGTTCGTGTGGGGACCAGCTTTACTGCCCCAGGTGTTATTTATGCTGGGGTCGAAAATACCGAGCAACAGGGTGTGGTGAAGTTGCGGGCAGCCAATAGCGCGTATTTCGCGGTCTGCTCCGGAGCCTATGGCAGCTCGAACGGCACGGCCTTGAACCTGGCGGTGAATACCGGTAACGGCCGCAGCCTGAATGCCGCCGGAACGCTCAACGCAGGTGGCGCCGACTATGCTGAGTACCTGATTAAAGGGCTGCTCTGCGGCACCATCGCGCCTGGCCAGATCGTCGGCATTGACGCTGACGGCCGGCTCACCGAT